TGGTTGTGTCAGAAGAGATGGTGGCTGATCCAAAAGTCAGCAAGAATATTGAGTCGGCAATCGCTTATGTCGGCGGTCGATGCGAGACACTTTTCTCTGGCGTTTATGTCAGAAAGAATGTGCCCGGATTGATTGCGATACTAAGTATGAATGGATTAGCGACATGAAGCAATTATTTGAAAATTGGCGAAAGCATTTGGTAGAATACGGATTAGATCAGGATGGCCAAGCTAACGCGTATGATCATTATTACGATATCAAACAAGCCATCGCAGCTGCTTTGACAGAGCAGGGCGATGATTGGGCTCTTGATGAGTCGGAATGGGAGGAAATTATAATTCCATCTGGCGGAAGCGAGCAAGATCATAATAGATTTATTCAAGAACTGCAAGCATTTATGCAAACTATGCAACTTGGTAAGGTAGAAGATTTAGGTGTCTCAATCGAACCATACTAAGTATGAATGGATTATCAACATAATAGGAGATTTATAATGGCTAGACGTAAAAACACAAAAAGGATTGATCCTCGTTACTTTTTGAACGAGACAACACACAGAGATGAGATTGAAGAAGGCTTCTCCGGAGGAGATTACTCCGGCGCCGACAGCACTGCCCGAGCAATGGGAAGAGATGATGCGCCGATAAGCACATCGTCAGGTGCTAGAGTACCAGAAGCATATCAGGCGCTAGCCGATAAACTTATTCAACAGGGCAATGATGCTCGCAAAGTAGAGAAGTCAATTAATGCCTGCTCAGAAGAGTCCCTTCAGGGCGGCCGTGATGCTTTTGTAAAATGTATGTATCGTAAAAACACTTCTTCTATCTATGCTATGCAAGATTTAGGAATGATTCCACAACAAAAAGGCGCATAAAAGTGAGAATTTCCAGAGCCAGACTTAGAGAGATCATTAAAGAAGAAGTTACTGTAGCCCTAGACGAAGAAGAAGACGGCACTTTGGAAGATCTTGCCAGTATGTTTGGTGAGTTGGCTCCGGAATTAGACGATATAGTGGCGGTGTTGCAAGACATGCCAGAGGATCAAAAGCAGTTGGCTGTAAAGCAATTGCTTTCTCAGCTTGGCGATGAAGGCGACGTTGAAGGTTTAGATGACCCCCTTATGCAAGGTATTGAGATGCAGAATGAATATGGATTTGGTGGCAAGACGGGTGGCTTGGCTGCAGTCGCTGGGCGCCAGCCAGGAAAACGCGATGATGAAGATAATCCTTGGGCAATTTGCACGGCATCAGTCGGCCGCGAAGACAAAGAGAAGTACGAGAAGTGCGTTAAGAGCGTGAAAAAACAAAACAGGAAATAAGATGATGGCACAAACAAAAGCTTTTGTTGACACGTGGTTGGAGAAACTAACGTCCAGAAAGCTAATGGTTTGGGCTACAGCAACCGGCCTAACTTTCACCGGACATGTGACAAGTGAGGATTGGGTAATCATTTCTGCTATATATATTGGTGGTCAAACCATTATCGACGGTATCGCAAGATTGCGAGGTTATAATGATTAAAAAGCAGATTTTAGAATTTGCATTAAAAAACTGGAAAGCAATAACAATAATATTGCTTCTTGTGGTGGTAGCAATGAAGAACCGCCGCGACTATAACTTAATGCAAAAAGCGTATGAAACTCAAGCGGAATCACACATAGCACAAATTGAAGGCCTGAAAGAAATACACCAACGAGAAATAGAGGAGCAAAAGCTACTTGCAGAAAGCCACCTAGAATCTCTGGCTGTAATTGAGGAAGAATACGAAGATGCTTTACAGATGATAAAGGAATTAAGAGAAGATAAAAAAGGTAAATATAGAAACAAATTCAATCAAGATCGAGAACAACTAATTAAAGATATAGAGAATACTTTTGGGATTCAGTATGTTCCTTAAATTTTTATTAATGTTTTCTTTGACGGCAAATGCAACCGAACCGGCCAAGTTTACTTTTTTAGAATACAAACAGCCAGCGCCCTTCGAGGGTGTTTTGTTTGATGAGTTTTCGATAGCAACTATAATGTCCGACTATGACATTGCAGCATACGCATGTCAAATAAGAATGGATTATGAATTAAAAAAACTAGAAGAGAAGCATCGGTTTGAATTTGAAAGCCTGAAAATAGAACACAGGGCCTTAACAGATGAGTACGATTTGTTTATAATGCAAAAGGATAAAGAGATTGACCTACTGGCCAACGCTCTAAAAAAAACTTCACCCCGTCACAAGTGGTTGTATTTTGCTGGTGGGATCCTAGTTGGTACTGCGGCGTCATATGGCGCATATAAGGCATTTAATGAAAGGTAAAGACATAAATAAAATAGCAGCAGTTGAGAAGGCTATATCTGAAAAGTACGGAGAGGACACCGTTGCCAATCCTCGCGCAAATTGGGATGAGGAAAAAGAAAAAGAATATCTCTCTCAAATGAAAGACTTTTATAAAAAAATAGATAAGAATGAACAGTGGCAAAAGAAAGTTGATATAAATGGCATAAAGGTATCAAAAAAACTACTTAATAGAGAATCTTTAGGATGTTGTCCTGTCTGTGAATCCTTTTCAAAGATATCTATGGACGATGTTTGCCTCGCCAAATTTGATTGCTGCAGTAAATGCTACTATCAATATGTCGAAGGCAGAGAAGAAAGATGGCTAAAAGGATGGAGACCAAATGAAAATAAGTAAAAAACAACTTAAAGAAATCATCGAAGAAGAACTTAGTAAAGTAAAGGAAAATGTAAGACCTGATGTTGCACGCACTCAAAAGATGATGGACACAAGAGGAATCACTAAGCTGGTTGCTGCAAAAATTAATACTTGGCAAGAGCTACAAGGGTTCCTTGCAGGTATGTTGCAGAGTGTCAAAGTCAAAGATAACCAGAAAACAATGGTCTTAAGAAAGCTCTTAAGACAACTCCAGGGTCAGGGTGGTGGAAGCGCCCCGGGTGCGGAAGCACCGGCACCTCAACAAGGAGCAGCAGAATAATGGCAACAGTATATGAAATAGTTCAAGGACTCTCGCAAGCCGCGGCTAACGCATATGATGGTGCTCACAATGCCGATGGCGAATTGGTAGAGATAGGCTTACGACGCGAGGATGGGGATCCAATCCTTGATAAGAGAGTAATGGATGGCTTCAATGTTAAATTTTATGGTAACATGATGTGCCTGACTTACCAATCTGAAATCCAACTCAAGGAAGTTTACGCTAAAGGTTTTGAAAACGAAATCAACCAAAAGCTGGGAGCTATTGCATCCTTCCTCAAGAAAGAGTATAGGAAAATTAATAAAGAATCAGTTCAACTTACCGAAGAAGGAGAGACTGACATTCGAGCAGAAAGTGTTTCTCGTCATCGTTCTTGGGTAATAGCTAAGCGCCACTATAAGATCGGCGGCATCGACAAAGAACAACGAATCGAAGAAGAATCTAAAGATCGCTTGGATAAAGGATGGAAGTCGTTTCTTGAATTAGGTGGCTGGGATGGAAAGCGACCAAAGAACGACAAGAGACCAAAGAATTCGGGGGAATAATTGATGAATATTTCTCGTCCTGATTTATACCGGATTATTGTCGAAGAGTATGTCAAGGACACATACCTCGACGAAGCACTTAGTCCAGAAAAGACAGCTGAGCTTTTAGCTTGGATTAAGGGCGAAGGCCCAAGGCCCGAGTGGGCAACTGATGATTATGGCTCCTCTGGCTTAGGCAAAGGAATGCAGTCTGCTACAGATTCTAATGTAGATAGATCTGCAGACACTATGCCATTTCCCGCCGATGATATTCCATCAGATGACGCACCAGAGAGTGAGTATAGCGGTTTCCAAGATCGCGCCGGTCCACCTTTGGAAGATCAGCTTATGGATCTGATTCAAGGTTTACCACCAGAAGAAGTGTCCGATTTATTTCAGGCAGTATTTGAGAAGATCCCCGGTGTTGAGATGGGCCCCGCAGAAGAAGAGCCGGAAACACTTTATTCTCCTGGCGCCGAGGGCCGACCACAAGTTGGATTTAGACTTGAAGAACTTGTGCACCTTATTCGGGAAGTATTAGCAGAAAATGTATGAGCTTTCAATTAGACAAAAAGCAGAGGGTCCAAGAAATATTAAAATGTGGCAAAGACCCATCGTACTTTCTTAAAAACTATGCCCGTATATCTCACCCGATGCACGGGCTAATCCTTTTTGACACATATAGTTTTCAAGATGATTTGTTGAAAGATTTCAACGACTATCGATTTAATGTTATTTTAAAAGCACGCCAACTTGGAATCTCGACGATTACCGCTGGTTACATTGTGTGGATGATGCTTTTTCATCGCGACAAAGCCATTCTTGTTATGGCCACCAAGTTCGCAACAGCAGGAAACCTTGTAAAGAAAGTAAAGAACATCATGCGCAACATACCAGACTGGCTCAAGATTGCAACGATCACTGTCGATAACCGCACTTCATTTGAACTTTCCAACGGTTCTTCAATTAAAGCGGCCTCGACCTCTGGAGATGCAGGCCGCTCAGAAGCATTGTCTCTCCTGGTGCTTGATGAGGCCGCACACATTGAAGGTTTGGAAGAATTGTGGACCGGACTGTATCCTACTCTATCAACTGGTGGCCGGTGTATTGCACTTTCCACACCTAACGGTGTAGGCAACTGGTTTCATAAAACCTGTACGGACGCAGACGCTTCTGCTAATAATTTTAACTTAACGACGTTGCCATGGGATGTGCACCCAGATAGAGGGGAAGAATGGTACAAAAAAGAAACTAGAAATATGTCCAAGAGACAAATTGCACAAGAGCTTGAGTGCAATTTCAATACTTCTGGTGAAACGGTAATCGATCCGGAATGTATGGATTGGCTTTTGGGCAATGTGTGCGAACCAAAACACAGAACGGCCTTCGATCGCAATTTTTGGATTTGGGAAGAGTTTGATCCGACTTGTAATTATTTAATGGTAGCCGATGTCGCAAGAGGCGATGGCGCAGACTATTCTACATTTCATATTATAAAACTAGAGACCTTAGAGGTTGTTGGTGAATACCAAGGAAAACCAACTCTAGACATGTTTGCAAACTTGTTGAACCAAGTTGGAAGAGAGTTTGGTGGCTGTATGCTAGTAGTAGAAAACAATAACGTTGGTTATTCCGTACTGGATAAGTTACTTGAATTTGGATACCCGAATTTGTATCATTCAATAAAGTCGACTCACGAATACATAGAACAACACCAGGCAGAAGTACGAAACAGTGCGGTACCAGGTTTTACGACCTCTATGAAGACACGCCCACTCATCGTAGCTAAATTAGAAGAGTTTATAAGAAACAAACTAATTAAGGTATATTCTACTCGAACAATTAATGAGTTGAAAACATTTATTTGGAGAAACGGAAAACCACAAGCAATGAAAGGCTATCACGATGATTTAATCATGGCACTCGCTATAGCATGCTGGGTTAGAGATACGGCCCTTCAAGCGAACGCTAGGGAACTCAATTATCAAAAAGCTTTTGTAAGTGCTATCAAAACATCAAAAACAAGCTTTAACACTAGAATTTCAGGGCAACATGGCTACAAAAAAGATAACGCATTTGATAAAATGACAGAAACCAAAAAAATGTATGAACAATATAAATGGATTATAAAGTGAGAAAATAAATGGCAGGCAACGACAGAAACCCAGCAGATCAAGAATCTAGACTATTCAAAGCCCTAACGAGGCTTTTTTCCGGTCCTATTGTAAACTATCGTTCACAGACTGGCCGCAGAATTAGAAGACAGCATTTGGATAAATTTGCGTCTAGATTCAGAACAACCTCTGGTCAGCAGTTTAAAAAGACCCTCTATAATCCATTAGACAAATTGGCTGCCAATGCAATTGCTAACCAAAGAAGAGGCGAGCGATATGTAGACTTTGATCAAATGGAGTACACTCCTGAGATTGCATCTACGATTGACATATATGCTGATGAGATGACCACATATTCTGATTTGCGGCCAATGTTGAACATTAAGTGCCCCAATGAAGAAATTAAAGCCGTTCTTTCTATTTTGTATGATAATATCTTAAACGTACAATACAATCTATTTGGATGGGCAAGAACAATGTGCAAGTATGGAGATTTCTTTCTATACTTGGACGTCGACGAAAAATATGGAGTCAAGTCGGCAATATCCCTTCCAGTTGGGGAGATCGAGAGATTGGAAGGACAAGACTCAACGAACCCAAATTATCTCCAATATCAGTGGAACTCCGCCGGCATGACTTTTGAAAACTGGCAGATTGCACATTTCCGTATTCTTGGAAACGATAAGTATGCACCATACGGCACTTCTATTCTTGAGCCAGCACGTCGTATCTGGCGCCAGCTTACGCTTATGGAAGATGCGATGATGGCATATCGTGTCATTCGTTCTTCTGAGCGTCGTGTTTTCAAGATTGATGTAGGTGCAATCCCTCCCCAGGAAGTTGAACAATATATGGAAAAGATTGTATCTCAACTTAAGCGCCACTCTGTTGTGGATCCAGAAAGTGGAAGAATTGATTTGAGATATAACCCTATGTCGATTGAAGAAGATTATTTCATCCCGGTAAGACAGGGTTCTGCTACGGCAATTGAGTCGCTAGCCGGCGCCCAAAACATTACTGCGATTGATGACATCAAGTATCTCCGCGATAAATTATTCTCTGCGTTAAAGATTCCCCAAGCTTACCTTACGATGGGAGAGGGAGCCGAAGAAGATAAAACTACACTAGCACAAAAAGATATTCGTTTTGCTAGAACAATACAGAGATTGCAGAGAGTGATTATTTCTGAACTTACTAAAGTCGGAATTATCCACTTATATACTCTCGGTTTCCGCGGCGATGATTTGCTGGCGTTTGAATTAGCGCTAAACAATCCATCGAAGATTGCAGAGCTTCAAGAGCTTGAACACTGGAAGCAAAAATTTGATATCGCAGCGTCTGCCACTGAAGGATATTTTTCTCGTAGATGGGTTGCGGAAAAGGTGTTCGGAATGTCTCACGAAGAGTTTATGCGTAATCAGCGCGAGATGTATTACGATCGCAAACATGACGCGTCACTTCAACAAGTGGCCGAAGCCGCCGCCGCCGGCGAGACTGGTGGCGCCCTCGGAGGTGACCTAGGGGGAGACTTAGGCGGTGATCTTGGCGGCGATCTTGGTGGAGATCTTGGCGACGATCTCGGCGGCCCTGCCGAAATGCCAGCTGGAGATGCCGGCGGAGGCGATGCCGGAGGAGAAGACTCGGCGTTACTCGCAGCACCTCCAGGTTCACGTAATGCACCAAGACTTACACCGGGAGCAAAAGGTAAGAAATACCACCCAGTTAAAGTTGATAAAAGGCAATCCGGCGCAAGAACTCGCGCGTATGCTTCAAAACATTCAGCAGAAAAAAGCAGTGCTACAATTAGAAATATTATGCCTGGATATGGCGACTTACGGTCACTTACAAGTGCAGATGGTATGTCAGCAGGTATTTATGAACAAGAACAACCTACTTATAGTTTAGAGGAAAGCTCTGAAGAAGAGAAAATTTTCTCTATTAATGAATCAGTTAGAAGTCTGATTCTCGGTTTAGAGACTAAAACGGAGAAAGAAATTGAAAGTGAAACATAATAAGAAACGAAACACAGCATTTGTATATGAAGCATTAGTCCGCGAGGCAACTGTTTCAATTCTTAAGGGAGACCAGGAAAGAAAAGACAAAGTTGTGTCTGTAATTAAAAAGCATTTTGGTCAAAATTCAGTACTTAAAAAGGATCTAGAGTGTTACCGTTCTTTGTATGAGAATCAAAACATTGGCCGGTTCCATTCGGAAAAGATCATCAAAGAGGCCAAAATCGCAAGTAGGCTGATTGACCCTAACGGCTTATTTAAAGCTCAGACTGAATTGATCGACGATATTAATAAAGATATTTCTCCTTCCGTATTTGGAAATTATGTTCCAAATTATAAAACACTTGCAACCATCGCGCAAATATTCTCAAAGAATATTTCTCCGAAAAGAAAAGTCATGCTTGAGAACCTTATAGCTGAAAATATGGCTAAAGATGTAGAAAGAAAGGTAGAAACTGAAAAAATTGATAATCTAGTTTATAAGACATTTATCGACAAATTCAATCAAAAATATGATGATAAACTCCTGAAGGAGCAGAAGGACTTATTAAACTACTATGTGTCTTCCTTCTCAGACAATGCTCTAGAGTTGAAAATTTTCTTAAATGAGGAAATATTAAGATTAAAAGAAGAATTAAAAAAATCCTTGGCAGCTGAAGAAATTGCTAACGACAAAGAAATGCAAGACAAAACGCAAGAAATCATCGCCCGGCTGGCTTCTTTTTCGAGAGAGCAGATCAGCGAACACGTCCTTTTGACTATCTTAAGGACACAAAAACTAGTAAAGGAAATCAACACAGATGGCAATAACGGTTAGAGTTGGCTCCGGAGCACAACAAACAAAAATAGTTTTAGAACTTGATGTCAGAAAAAGTATCGCCGGCGATCTGATGATCTTTGATCACGGCGACATAGACATCGTGCTGTCTCCTATAAATAATAAAATTACGGCATTTCCAAAAGAGGTTATGAATGATTTGGTTTATGGGGCGCAAAACAGACTGTTTACCCATCTACAAAAGAAGGGCCTTCTAATACCTGAATCCATTCAGGCAGGCTCCTTTTACGGTTCTTTTGAGGGCACCCTTCAGACAGCGGCTGATGAAAACGTCAGTGCGCCAAAATTAGCTCTTATTAATATTTCAAATTTTATCGATGAAGAACGACCATATTTTGAAGCGGTCGAGGCTATAGTTGCAATGGACGACGATGCTCTGATACACCCAGATAAGGAACACTCTACGGAGCTTGGAGAGGTTCCACAAGCCGCAGAGAAGGGCTCAATGCGCTCAAGTTACATTAGAGACCCATATTCAATGAATTACATGTATACACTTTAGAGGATTTAATGGAGCTTATATATTTTGTTTTGGCAGCCTATGGTCTTACGCAGATTTTAGTCTATAGCGATTTGCCACTACTGAGCCGTTTACGGCCATCAAAAGACTTTCTTGGAGGATACGGAAAAGTATTTCATTGTCCAATGTGCATGGGTTTCCATGTGGGTTGGTTTTTAATGCTGCTTTCTCCGTTTACGGAACTATTTAGTTTTGATGTAACTGTTACCAATTTTTTTATTTTGGGATGGTTATCTTCCGGAACATCTTATATATTTAATATGATTTTTGGAGACGAAGGAATTAAACATGAACATAAACATTTGGACACAAAAGTGGATGCTTCAGCCGGTCCGACACTGCTGTAAAGGATCTTAGCTGAGATGAATAAGAATCAGAAATTGATAAAAAAATTTCTTATCAAGGAATTTAAAAAACTTCCTCATGTCGATATGGTTGACGAGGGTGTTTTAGATCGTATGGGCGCCAGAGTTGCCGGAGCTTTTTCGAGAGGGCTGTCAGGCGATGCTAGCAGATCCATAGCAAAGAAAGTTCAGCGTATAATTAATACGCATAGAGTTGAGATGGAATCTGATTTTGCCAAGCTGGACATCACAGATACACCAGCAGTTGAGCAAGTTCTTGATTCAATGCGAAAAATGGAAAACGCAGCCAAGCAGTATCTTGATGGAGAAAAAGCACGCTCAGGTGGTTATGTAACAAAACAAGGTGACGCTGCGCCACCAATAGACACAAATAACGACGGCAAGCCAGATGCACAAGACACCGATGGAGATGGAAAGCCGGAAGTTTTTGATACTGATGGCGACGGCCAAATAGACGCGCAGGATACGAATGATGACGGAAAGCCTGATGCAGCACCAGCAGCCACGTCAACTGTTAATGTATACAAAGGAAAGGGTGGTAAAGGCCTTCAAAGCACACTAGATAAGCTTAAATTAGCTCCGGCTGTTCGCAATGCAGTGTTGAAAAGCGTTGCAGCGCAACTAAAAGATCAGGGCGTCGATGTGTTAGAAGAAGACGAAGAAATAGATGAAATGGCTGGTGCACGACCCGCCGGCCGCGCTCGTCAGCCTCGAATGCAAAACAAGCAAAAACGACCTGATGTAAAATTTTCAACTGGCAAAGCTAAGGACACGGTTCCAGGCGGCAGTGCACCAAGTCCAACGCCTACAAAAGCAAACAAAGGTACGCCAACCATAACTTTAAGCGGTAAAGATGGGATTCAGTCAGCACTCAACAAAGCAGGAATAAAAGGAACCCAACAAAGTCAAATAACTAAAGCGATTCAAGCTTGGGCGCAGGCTTCAAATTTGCAGATTAACGAAGAGCGCTTACTGAGTGACTTGTCTCGGGCCCTGATTACAGAGAGCAGATTTGATCGCTGGCGTGAGATTGCAGGATTATTAAGGAGCTAACGAGATGTCTAAAAAACTTTTAAGAGAATACTATGCTTTATGCGACGGTGGCGTATGCCAGGATCTTTTGACCGAGGATGAAAAGCGTTATGTTGCCGATGGCGGCATGATTCTTTCTGGCATTATGCAGATGACCGAAACTAAAAATGGTAATGGTCGGGAGTACCAGCACGAAACTATGATACGCGAAGTCAAGAACTATCAAAAGCTTATTAAGGAAAACCGCGCTCTTGGGGAACTTGATCACCCTGATGATTCGGTGATCAATTTAAGAAACTGCTCCCATATGGTCACTGCTATTTGGATGGAAGAAAAAAATGTTATGGGCAAAATTAAAGTGCTCGATACTCCATCTGGAAAGATATTAAAAGAATTAGTAAATGGTGGAGTTACCGTTGGTGTCTCGTCACGCGGTATGGGTTCTGTCCGCGAAGAAGCAGGAAGGACAATAGTAGAAGATGATTTCCAATTGATCTGTTTTGATATGGTTTCCGAGCCATCAACACCCGGCGCGTTTATGATGCGCGAAGCAAAAGAATTTAACAATAATGTTTTCACAAAGGCCGACAAAATTAACCGGCTCTTAAATGAGGTTTTAAGTGAACAAGACTGATTTAAAAAAATTAATTAAGCCACTCGTAAAGGAGTGTATTAATGAAGTCCTTATAGAAGAAGGGCTTCTTTCCAATGTTGTTGCAGAGGTGACTCGCGGTATGCAGACCGGCTTAGTGGTCGAACAAAATACTCAAAAGTTGACACAACAGGCGCCACAATCTGGCAGAGAAGCAACACAAAAAATAAACGAACACCGAGAAAAGCTTATGAAATCAATTGGTGCTGACGCATACAATGGTGTAGATCTTTTCGAAGGAACAAACCCGATGGCAACTCATGAAGTGTCAGAACCCAAGCCGGGACAAATAGATTTGGGAAGCCCAGTAGACCCGGGAGTTGATATTAGTTCCCTTGTGGGAGGTGCATCCAAAATGTGGGATGCAATGAAATAAAGAGAGAAATATGAAGAAGCCGAGCAACGTTGTAGTCAGATCAAGAGAATGCAAAAACAATCACGAAAGAATGATTCGTAGATTTATTAAAAAATGCAAAAAAGAAAAAATCATTGAACAAGTTAAAGAAAGAAGGTATTATAAGAAACCCTCTATAGCGAAGAAAGAAAAGCAAAAAAGAGCTGCTCGTCTTCGTAAGCGAGAAGAGCGAAAAAGAATAAGAGCGCAAGAAAGGCGCAATAGAAACAAAAGGTGACTATTTATAATGAATGTATTTAAATTAGGAGAATTTTGATGTCGACATTTAAACATAGCAGTTGGGGAAGAACCCGCGGCCCTAAGAGCTTGGTTAACACTCCGGGAGGCTCAGTCGAGACCTTGGCTAACACGACTCCCCTGAAAGGTGTTGAGGCGAGTAACGCCGGTTATGCAACAGAAAACCAAAGATACTTACATGTTTTAGTTGAGGACACCAATGTGGGCACACCGACTGTAGTAGAAGTTTATGGATACTGCCACGCCTTTCAGCGGTGGTTCTCGCTACCTGTAACGCAGGCTGCTGGCTGGGGCACCAATGCATCACCCGCTGCCAGTTCCATAGCCATTAGTACTTCTGGCAACAATCCAGCGGTCCAAACTCCAGACGAAAGGTCTTACCGGCGGTACGATATAACTGGAATAGATAAAGTTGCATTTGTAACCGCTACGGCCGCCAATGTTAATGTATTCGCAGCATGTAGCACATTTTAAGGAGAAGGTATGGCGAAGTTCGGTTGGGCATATGTAGACTGCGATGAAATTACTCCGGGTTCGGGATCCTTTGGTCCACCACATTCAATTCAGTTTGTAACTGAGTCTGGTGGTCCGACTACTGGATCAGCTTATCTTACATATTACACTAGTTCCCACACCGGCCTTGGTCGTGATGGGCACACTCTATATCTTACCGGCACACTTATTGTCACAGGCGCTATATCAGCTAGCAGTTATCACATCGCGAACATAACTCAGATTGGTACCACCGGTTCGACATTCTTCGGTAATACGAACGATGACGTACATATTCGTACCGGTAGCCTAACAGTCTCAAAGGTGGGCTTCGCCGGCACCGCCGACTATATCCTTAGCGCTTCTGCGCATGATGAATCCGTAAGAGTTAGGGGCTTTGGTGGTGAATACACCCAAATCTTGGCCTCCACATCATATGTTGTCCAATCCAAGGATTATATCATTGGCGTATTCGAACCCAACACGGTCACCATAACATTGCCCGGACCCTCTGGTTCCAATACTGGGCGCTTATTGGTTATCAAAGATGAGCTTGGAGTCAGAGGCACAGGTAGTATTATTGTGACGGGCTCAAAAAATAGCAGTTACATCGACGGTGGTGTTTCTTACACAATGACAGGTTCTCGCCCAGCGATTAACCTTTATTCTAATGGAAGCAATTGGTTCGTCTTCTAATTAAAGTAATAGGAGACGATATAAAATGGCTTACAATATAATTACTGGCTCTATCCTGGCCGCTCAAATATACAGTCCAATGTCTGGAACTGTAATAGAAAATATAGTCTCCGGAAATTTGAGCACGTCCAACGGAGAATCAATCATTAATGTACCCAGATTGTCCAACGCAACAAACAATGCTCTAATAACAAATGTTGGTGGCGATGCTAATGATATTACATGTGAGTCAAATTTAACATTTGATGGAAGTGCTCTTACTGTAGCTGGGGAACTCACGGCCAGCATTGGAGTGAAGGCTTCTTTTTTCGAAGGAGATGGCAGTCGACTCACTGGCTTGGCAAGTGCTGATTTACAGGTCGAGCAATATGGCGCACCTCCTCTTGGTACTACTATATCCTCTTCCGTGGATTTTGCTTTAATTCAGTCCGGCTCCTCGACCGGCTTGGGGGGTGCAATATACACACTGCCAACCGCCGCAGAAGGTAAAAAAATATTTGTTAAACTTTCCGCCTCTGTTGCGAATGTTTCAGTTATTGCCAGCAGTGGAGATAGGATCGAGGGAGGCACCACAGGCAACAGTATCTACCTTGAATCAACCGGCTCTGCTGTTACTTTGATCGCTTTTAATACAAGCGACTGGTGGGTGGTGTAAAATACTTTATATCAAAAAATAATAGTATTTTGTATCAAAGCTAAACGTTCTTATGTTTTGTTACTCGCTACGAAAAAGCCAATAAAAGATCCCCCCAGAAGACACTATATAAGAGCGGAGAGGCTTATCCTCTCTGCCTACATAAAACTATAATAATGGAGGGTTTTTAAACATGGCTTATAAATTTCAAATCGGCCAAGCAGCACTTTCAGGTGCGCTTGAACAAGCCGGTGAAGTTACATTCCTTAATGGTCAAGGACCTGAAGGCGAAAACATTACTAGGTTGAAAAACTTAGTTATCCTTGAGGATGGTAACGTCGACGTTCCACGACACAACGGTACTATCGGGCTTCAACTCGGTGGCGCTGCAGTTACTTCGACTGCTGCCGAGATTAACTTACTCGACACAGCGGTTGCTGGAACAGTTGTCAACAGCAAAGCTGTAATCTACAGTGCTGCTGGTATTGTTCAGGCTACTGACTTTAAAGGTCCTGATGGATTCGATATCGGTAACGCTAGCAATGCAGACGCAATGAATTTTGGTGCTGCGGAAATCACTGTCAAAGATGGCGTTGATTTCTCGGTTGCTACAGTTGGTGGCTTCAACTATGGTGGCGCTGCAGTTACTTCAACTGCTGCAGAGCTTAACTTGCTCGACACCGCGGTGGCCGGTACAGTTGTTAATAGCAAAGCTGTTATCTACAGTGCTGGTGGTATTGTGCAAGGTACTGGCTTCAAGGGTCCTGACGACGCTGAAGTTGGTAACGCAACTAACGCTGACTTGCTGGTACTTGGTGCAGCCAACGTTACTGTGAAAGCGAACAGTGACTTAACTGTTGCTAAGGCTGGTGGTCTTAACCTTGCTGACGGCGCAGTTACTTCGACTGCTGCTGAACTTAACTTACTCGACGGCTCATCCGCTGGCACGGTTGTTAACAGCAAAGGTGTAATCTACGGCGCTGCAGGTCAGGTTATCGGAACATCATTGTCTGCTTCTACTGGTATTACCGGTAGTTCAATCGTAATCGGTGCTGCTGGTACTACAGGTGCTACCATCACTAACACTGGAGTTATCCTGGGTACTCAACACTTGGCAGTTGGCCCAACCGCGACAGTATCCTGCTCGGCGGGTATCACTGGTAGTTCGTTCCTCGTAGCGGGCGGCTTTGGTGTAACAAACTCTGGTTTCGTTACTATTCCTAAGCTTGGCGCTGAATTAGATGCTGATGGTGAAAACATTATCGGTATTGGTGATCTTGGTGTTGATGGCGTTGCATCGTTCAACGGAAACATTGATCTTGGTAACGCAACTTCTGACACCATCACAGCTACTGGTCGTTTCGACTCGGACCTCGTTCCTTCTACCGACTCTGCACGTGACTTAGGTACCGATGCTCTTCGCTGGAGAAAAATCTACGCTGATGAAATCGTTGGTGCTGATACGACCTTGGATGTTGGACACTATGGTGCGTCCCCGTACGTAACTACCATCTCTGGTTCAACTGACTTCGCTCTTATCAAGTCTGGATCTACCACTGGTCTTGGCGGTGCTATCTATACACTTCCATCGGCTGTTCAAGGTAAGGTTCTTCATGTCAAGCTTTCGGGCTCACAAGCGAACGTTACTCTTAAATGTGCTGCAGATGATTCAATCGAAGATTCCGCAGCCGCTGGTTCAATTTTCCTTGAATCAACCGGCTCTGCTGTTACCTTGGTTGCTATGGATGCAACTCACTGGTTCATCATCTAATCAATCTTGTTTTGTCTCGACAAAACTCATTGTTTATTCTTGGGTGCCCTCCTTTGTGGGGGCATCCTCTTTTTTGTGGATATTAAAGATACGATTGCCTATTTAATGTTGGTGAGGTAAAGTATGGCTTACAATGTTATTAAGGGCTCCGTCGAGGGCTCTGTTGATCAGCACGCGGATCAAGAAATAGGTGGAATAAAAATATTTAAAAACACTATCAGTGCAAGTGTTTTTTATGATACAAGCGCTCAGAGCCCTTGTGCCACAATAAAAGAAGTGGCTTTAAGGGAGATTAAGCCGAGAGCCAGTGATTCTATTATTATACATGGCAATGGCAATGATGCATATACACATCACACTCTTAAGTTTGATAAGAAAAATCAAACTCTCCTGGCTAAAAAAATATCTGCCCAAAATTTTGAAGGCTCCGCGGAGGGGCTTAGAAACCTACAAGCCCAATCCGTAGTTGGTAAGTTAAACGCAGATAACATAAACTATGACTTGGGGCTCCAAGATATCAGAGGCAACCTGCAGGTAAAATCTTCATCCGGGATTAGGTTATCCGTGGATGGCATATCCGTCGATATTTCGCCCAACGGAGGACTTTCGCTTGAATCAGATAAGTTATCAGTAGATCCAAGAAAAACAGAAGCAATTAATAGGCACGGACAAAATTTGAGTGATCAAGACTTATTGTTGGTGGCAGATATTTCAAGGGGAACTGTCGAGCACACAACTCTTTTAAACTTATACGAAAAATATATTAAAACAAAATCCTTGACGGCAGCAGGAAACTTAAATGAAATACAAATAAAAGGTCGACGCGATCTCACAGCATCCTCTAACTTGTTATATGACACGGAAAAAAATGTGCTCATGGTGAATGGTTCTGTGAATGCGGCATCGGTCAAAATTGATGGTAGTCTAGAAATAGAAGGCCAACTAATAAAGAATATAAAAAAAGTACACTCAAAGATTTATCAAGTTCAAAAAACCGATTATACCGTAGTGTGCGATACGATAGAAAACAAGATAACAGTTGTTCTGCCTCCTGCTTGTAATTCGAAGGGGAGGGTAATTGTTGTCAAAAAAGCGAATTCACAAAAACATAAGATTAATTCAAATGTCGTAAACATCAAAGTTGAAGAAGGCACAATAGACTTAAAAGATACAGTGGTCCTAAAAATGAATTACTCCTCTAGAATTTTACAATCAGATGGAGAAAGCTGGTGTATCATAGGCTCGGTTGGAACATAAAGGTAAAATAAGTGATTTTTGGATGATATAATACTATTTATTCTTGATCTATTATCAACTTAGGAGACATTTAATGTCAAGTTTACTCAAAGAGGCGATCGTAGACGCGCAAGCACTCCGTGAAGCTGCTTTAAAAAGCGCCGAATCTGCAATTGTCGATAAATATTCTAACGAAGTTAGAGAAACATTAGAAAAACTTATTGAGCAGGAAGAAATGCCTCTCGATGACACTGCGGCCGAGCCAGAAATGGACCTCGGCCTTGATGCTGAAGCGCCAGCAGAGCCCGATTTGGGTTTAGGCGCCGATGCTCTTGGGGACGACCCGGCCAGCACCCCCAGCGTAACAGCAGACGACGTTGCGCCAGGAACATCTTTTGCAGCAACGGACGGCCTTGCAGAAATGGAGGGTGAGAACCTTAAAAGGTTTCCCGAGGAAGGTGAAGAAACCGAAGTTACTATTGACTTGGGCGCACTTCAAGAAGCAATCCAGCAAATGCAGGAAGAAATTGAAGAAGAAATTGAAATTAGCGAAGAAGCTATCGCAAACGTTCTTTCCGAAGAAGAGGAAGAACTTGAAGAAGCTACCACTGCTGGCTCAGCAGCAGCTGCCGCAGACGCAGAGCAAATGAAAGATCTTGAGGACTCTCCAAAAGATTCAGACTCTGATTCAGAAGAGGACGAGGTAAACGCTGGCACAATGTCAACCAATGAAGAAATTGACACCGACGAGCTTGTCGATGCAATTATGGAAAAACTTACCGTTGACATGTCTGCAGAGTTATCTGGGTGGGCCGGCCGCCCAAGCGAAGACACCAAGTACGAGATGGAGCGAGAGTTAGCTCATCGCCGCAGTACTGAGGTGGAAGAAGATTTAAAAGACTTGAAGAAGGCTCAAGAAGAATTGGTTTTCGAAAATAACCAAATCAAAGAGCAAAATTCACAATATAGACAAGTATTAGAAGAGTTGAAGGGAACTTTACAAGAAGTAAATCTCTCGAATGCTCGCTTGCTCTATACGAACCGCATTTTGAAAAATGCCTCCCTAAATGAGCGACAAAAATCTAAGATTGTCGAAGCCATTTCAAAAGCTGGTTCTGTAACAGAAGCGCGTACGATTTACAACACGCTTGAAAGCGCAGTGGAGTCAACTCCTAAGAGTGGACCAAAATCACTGAGCGAAGCAATAACAAATCGTTCATCTGTTATTCGAGCGACTCGCCAAGAGTCGCAACCTACCGACACATTCTCACTGAGAATGAAGAAACTAGCAGGTATTAAATCATAATTAAAAGGAGGTATTTATATAATGTCTAGTATTATTGAACGTTTGACCGAAGGTATGGTCAATCGTGATATGCATGCCGAAGGACATGCATTGTTAAACAAATGGGAAAAGACTGGTCTTCTCGAAGGACTTGATAGCAGTCGCACCCGTAGCACTATGGCTCGTTTGCTTGAAAACCAAGCTAAAGAGCTTCTTCGCGAGAGCAGCAGCATGGCTGGTGGTGACGTCGAAGGTTTCGCAGCCGTCGCATTCCCCATCGTCCGTCGCGTTTTCGCAGGACTGATCGCAAACGATCTCGTTTCCGTTCAGCCGATGAGTCTGCCAAGTGGTCTCATCTTCTTCCTCGACTTTACAGTCGCAACTCCAATCAGCAGCGCTGATGACAACAACGACATGACCCGTTTGGGATATGTCTCGGCGAGTTCACTCTATGGTGGCGGTCGGGTTGGTTCCGATATCATCAGTGGTGCCATTCTTAAGGATCAAGGCAGCGTATTCGCTGATCAAGCTCCTTACAACTTGGCAAACGGCTACTCGTCTCCGACGGGCTCAGCCGCTGGTAATGGTGTAACGCTTACACCACAGAAGGTAAGCTGGAGTGCTTGGGGACACGCAACCGGTTCTGCAGTAGACAAGTTGGCTCGTTATGATGCAGACTTTGTTTCTGGTTCAACTGTTGTTGCTGTTGTATCCGTACTTCTTAGCGGTCTTGATCAAGTCGACAGGGACAACATTGGTCCTCAGTCGTTCACGGTCTCTAGCTCCGTTGGTGATGGATTCCTTATAAACGGTGAAGATGAGGTTGTTGCACGTCAAATTCGTCGTCTTACTCGCGCAAGTGGTTCCGACGGCACTCGTCTGTTGGCATTCTTCACCGGCCCAGGTACAGACGGAAATGTTGTTCATACTGGTCACACTTCGGGTGATAAGCAGGCTGGCCATCTTGCTACGGCGGTTGCTCTCGCACTTACTGGTGCTAAGGCTCAAGTTAGCTGGCAACAAACTGATGATATCGTTCAAGCAGAAACGCTTGGTGCTGTTATTGGTCAAGCTGAGTGGGGCCTTGAAGGTGAGGCAAACATCCCAGAGATCGACATCAAGGTCGATTCTTCGGCGATTACTGCGCGTACCAAGAAGCTCAAGGCGAAGTGGACACCAGAGTTGGGTCAAGACCTCAACGCTTACCACAACCTTGATGCAGAGGTCGAGCTTACAAGCATCCTCTCTGAGCAAATTGCTCTTGAGATTGACCGTGAGATCCTTGCGGACCTCATCAACGGTGCTAAGGCTGCTACCTACTACTGGTCACGCTCACCTGGCTTGTTCGTGAACCGCGATACTGGTGCCGAAATCGGTGCAAGCTCTGCGGCTCCTGACTTCACAGGTACCGTGTCCGAGTGGTATGAAACTCTCGTTGAAACTATCAACGATGTTTCTGCACAAATCCACCGCAAGACTCTGCGTGGTGGCGCTAACTTCATCGTCTGCGGACCTGAAGTTGCCAACATCCTTGAGTTTACCGCTGGATTCCGCGCTTCCGTCACACATGATGACGAGAAGGGTTCAATTGGAGCAGTTAAGGTTGGTTCCTTGACTAAGAAGTTCGACGTTATCGTTGATCCATACTTCCTCCGTAACGTGATCCTTGTTGGTCGCCGCGGCTCCTCTTTCCTTGAAAGCGGATATGTGTACGCACCATACGTACCACTGCAAACTACACCTACGATCTTCGGACCAGAAGACTTCGTGCCACGTAAGGGAGTCATGACTCGTTACGGCAAGAAGATGGTCCGTCCAGATATGTACGGTCTAGTTGTTGTACGAGGACTCCTCGGAGAAGCCGGAGCTACTTCCTAATATAAGCTCATTTGAGCATAGTAAGTAAATTCCACGGCTAATCGTGACACAGAAAGCCCCTGCCTCGAAAGAGGCAGGGGTCTTCTTTTTGCCAAAACTAATTATATGTAAGGCAGGGGTGCTTCCTCTGTCTTTCCTATTGTGTTTTTAACATGATTAAAAATGGAGGGTTTTAAACTATGGGATCAAAAAGAGTAGGCTTGGCTAGAACCCAGGCACTAATCGAAAACTTAAAGAGAGATTTAAACTTGGGAGGAAGTCAACTGGCCGGTGTTAAAGATTTTGTCTTAACAACGACAGCGGATGCGACAACCACATTAAGTGCTGCTGATAGCGGCAAAGTTATCATGATGACACCAAACGCATCTGCGATTGCATTGCCAGACGCAGCAGCAGGATTGTCATTCAAAATCATTCTCGCAGGTGATTACTCAACAGCCTCTTGCACAGTTACAGCAAAAGCGGGTGAATTCTTCGCCGGCCACGCAATTGCAATGGACAGTAACCACGGTAACGAAGCTAACGGAAGCAGCCACCTTGTTGCTACTTTTGGCTCCGCCACATTAGCTGGGGATTATCTTTACTTGCACTGCAATGGTTCCTTGTGGTTCGTCAATGGCGCATCCAAGGTGAAAGCTAATGGTATTGTTTTTAGCGACAGCTAAGATTTAGTAAATTTAAAATATATCTCTTATGTTTTGCCCCCTCTTCGGAGGGGGTTTTTATTTGAAACAAAAGATCTTAATATGGTGATCCTTCAAAAATTTTCCCCGGCAATTTTTTGAGATTTTCGTTTTCAAGATTTCAAACTATTTACTATACACACAAGGAGCACCTATCATGGGCAAAAAACGCAGAATTATAGCTTCGGCAAAATTCAAAACCAAACACTCAAATCATCCAACGATCAAAGGGTTGAATGTAACTAGTGAAACTACCACAACAGCTGACACAACAACAGATGAAACAACTGTAACAGCCACCAACACGACAACAGGCACAACAGCTGTGACGACCGCCGGTGCAACTACCAAAACCGATACAGCACCCAAAATTAAAGTGACGGAAACGACAACAACCGCAACAACCAAAAATACGACAAAAAAGACCACTAAGGCCACAATTAAGAGCACAAAGAGCACCAAAAAGAAGACATCCTAATAAAGTGACGTCATCTACGCTGTTTGTCTTCAACAAAACTATTTATGAAATAGGAGGGCCCACGTGTGCCAACAAATCTTAGTCCAAATTCAGAAACGAGCGCAATAGTCCTAACTTCGACCGGAAGTTATGACGACGTGGCTGGTTCTGTTCCATTTGGAATGTACACAGCATCAGTTGATTTCCTTAGCGGAGCAGAATCTCAAGTTGCATATGTTTTTAAGAAACTTGGTGGTGATGTTGTCGATATTGAACTTACACCAGCAAACGTATATGCCGCCTACGAAGAAGCGGTATTAGAATATTCTTACATCGTCAATCTACACCAAAGCAAAAACATGCTTTCTGATGCGCTCGGTGACGCAACTGGAACGTTTGATCATATGGGTATGATGAAATCTAGTTCGTTCTCTGCCAGCTTAGGACCATCGAGAGTCGAGTTAAAATATCCAAGGTTCCAGTTTTCTTATTCAAAGAAAGTCGGCGACGGAATGTCCTCTGTTGCGGGTTTCGGTGGTACAGTAAGACAATACTCTGCTTCTTTTGCACCAAAAGAAGATCAGCAAGACTACGATTTACAAGCAATTATAGAAACTGCATCTACTTCGGGCACTGATTCAGCAGGAAACACTATAGACTTTGCCAATAAAGTCGGAAACAAACGTGTTGTTGTCACAAGAGTATTTTATAAGTCTCCGAGGGCAATGTGGCGTTTTTACGGCTATTATGGTGGTATAAACATGGTTGGAAACATGTCAACTTACGGTATGTACGCTGATGACTCAACATTTGAATTGGTACCTACCTGGCAAAACAAAATGCAGGCCATAATGTATGAAGATGCAATATATACGAGAACATCACATTATTCATATGAATTGGTAGATAACAAATTGAGGTTATTCCCTCCACCAAGTACGTATGGTTTATCGGGTATGGATGATAGGATTTGGGTTAAATTTTATGTAGATGCCAATTCGTGGGATGATGATGGTCGATATGAGTCCGGAGCACAAGGTGTCAATAACATGAACACACTGCCATTCGGAAATCTTCCGTATGAAAATATCAATGCAATTGGTAAACAGTGGATTCGAAAGTATTCATTGGCCTTATGTAAAGAAATGCTTGGTCAAATTCGAGGTAAATTCCAAACCCTACCGATTCCTGGAGACAACGTGACGCTGAATCACTCAGAGCTGCTTTCTCAAGCGAAAGATGAGCAACAACAGCTTAAAGACAAGCTGATGGAGATATTGAAAGAAATGGAATATACGGCCTTAGCGAAACAAGACAGTGAAAAAGCTGATTCGGCGACTGCTACGCTGAAGAATTCGCCGCTGCCGATTTTTGTGGGGTAATGAACAATGGGAGATGAATGGAAAAAACCAGCTGCACCGCCCCCTCCCTTGTTTCTTGGCAAGAAAGAGCGCGATCTTGTAAAGCAGGTTAACGATGAGCTTATTGAAAAAGTCATCGGACAGCAAATTTTATATTACCCAATTGACATGGCATCCACCAATTTTCACGATTTATACGGTGAGGCAATAGAAAAGACATATTTGCCACCCGTCAGAATTTATGCACTTGTAGAATTCACAGATTATTCAACGGATTACCTTGAAAGCGGTGGAATTGACAAGACTTGGGAAATTAACGTACACTTCCACAAAAGAAGATTAGAAGAAGATCAAGATATGTATGTAAGGGAGGGCGATTTTGTGCTTTATGGTGATTATTTTTATGAAATTGTAAAATTGTCTGAGCCTCGCAAGCTTTTTGGCCAAGTTGAACATGGTTTTGAAATATCTGCACGATGCAGAAGAGCAAGAAAGGGATTATTCGATGCTACCTGATAACTTTGATTTTGCAATGCTACCTAAAGACGCAGATAGTTTAACTTTAAAAGAAATCGGGATGTTAGACTCTTCAATTGAGACAATAGATTATGCTCTTGTTTCTTGGTTAAAGAAAGATCTTGATTTAAGTGCAAGAACAAATGAGGGCTTCCGGAGAGTGCCGGTTTTGTGGCAAGCGCCAGAGCGAGCATACCAAATAAAAAACAACGAAGACCTCAGAGACGACGCCGGCGCACTCAAAATGCCACTTATTAGTATTGAGAGAACAGGCATAACTAAAGATCCTGAGATGAAGGGAGCATACCAAGCACACATCTATTCTACAGATAAAAACGGCAGATCTGGCCGAATGACGATAGCAAAAAGGATAAAACAAGACAAAACCACCAATTATGCAACAGCGACGGGCACTAGAAATGCAGCATTTGGAACAAAGAAGCAGCCTTTTTCACCAAGAGTGAACAAGAAGGTCGTTATTGAGACACTTTCGATTCCAATACCAGTATATGTCAATGTAGAATATAAGATCGTCATAAAAACAGAATACCAACAGCAAATGAATGAATTAATGGCCCCATTTATTGCTAGAACAGGACAAATAAACTCATTTGTAATGAAAAGAAACGGCCATTTATACGAAGCGTTCATTGATCAGAATTTCACACACAATAACAATTCCAGCAACTTAGACGAAGACATGAGAATGTTTAGCACAGAAATAACCATCAGAGTTCTGGGATATTTAATTGGCGAAGGAGAAAATGATGATCGACCAATAGTAAGGATCGATGAGAACATCGTGGAGGTAACATTTCCACAAGAAAACGTTGCTCCACAGGGTCTTCCCAATCTTTTTGGTGACATCCTGAAGTGAAAGGGCATATTTTATTAGTTCCTGACATCCTTTTGGATTTGAAAATACTATTTAGATAATGATTACGCTATCATTTATGCAGTGATTAATAAGAGGAAAGCAAAATGTCAGTAAAAAACTTCAAATTTGTATCTCCAGGGGTGTTTATCAACGAGATAGACAAATCCTTTAGACCAAAACAAGCAGAAAATATCGGTCCAGTTATTGTTGGACGCGCCCGTCGAGGCCCAGCGTGGGTACCGACAAGAGTTGAATCCTATTCTCAATTTGTAGAAATATATGGAGAAGCAGTCCCCGGTAACGGTGGAACAGATGTATATCGCGATGGAAACCTAGTTTCTCCGATGTACGGAACGTACGCAGCAAAAGCCTTCTTGCGTTCGAACGTTGCTCCTCTTACTTATATACGCGTACTTGGCGAAGAGCACACCAGTGCTACGACCGCCGGAAAAGCCGGCTGGCAAACAACCAACCCTATCGGTAAGGACAACGCGACCGGCAAAGCAACCCCTGGTGTGCCGGGTATCGGTCCTAATGCCGGCGGTGCGTATGGAATGTTCTTGTTCCGGTCTGGTTCCGCGCAAGTTCGTTGTGCTGCGCCTCATGTTGTCACCCCAGGTCGCATCTCAGGAAACGTGTATCCCGATACATATGCTATCTCTCAAGGTCAAGGTAATAACGGCGACACACCCGGCACGCCAGATGCGCTAGCTCCCGCAGCGATGGACGAAGGCGGCGTACTCGCTGCAATCTTCTATATGAACTCTGGTTCAGTTTCTCTTTCTGGAACAATTGCAGGAAATGGCGCCGGCACCAACACGACGTTTAAGGCAAATGCCCCAGCCTATGACGGGATGAAAGCTGGCGTTGGTGTTAACGGTGTTATTGTCGGCTCGGCCACAGGAACAAACTTGTTCACAGCACACGTCACAGACTCAGATGGTACTGTTACCAAGGTTCAATTTAACTTTGATCCAGACTCTCCAGACTTCATTCGCACAAAGTTCAACACTAACCCACAAATGATTAAAGATAGCGCAACGCAATTTTATCCACGACTTGAACCCGTCTGGCTTGGCGAAACATTCGAGCAAACCCTTTTAAACTGGAATATCTCAGGTTCTAGTATTGTTGGACAAGAAGCTCAAGCAGTTATAATGCAAATTCAAGAAAAGGGCTCTACGACTCGCAGTGCGGCTGCTATGAGAGCAGCGTCACAGAAAGCGAAAGCAGGATGGTTCATTGCTCAAGATCAGGGCCCCGCAACTGCTTATAAGCCTCAAGATTCGCAAAAGCTTTTCCGCCTTAAAGCACTGGGCGGTGGAGAATGGCTTCACAAAAACGTGAAGGTCTCCATCGAAAGAATCCAACCTAGCCCCGCACTCGGCGGTGGTTACGGTTCATTCTCGGTTGTTTTTAGGAGTCTACATGACACAGATAGCGCCAAGCAAGTAATGGAGCGCTTCGATAACTGTAACTTAGATCCGACTTCTCCTAACTTTGTTGCAAGAAAAATTGGTAACAAATTTACGCAATGGGATGATACATCGAAAACTCTAAGAACTTATGGAGAATACAACACTAATTCAAAATTTGTTTATGTCGAAATGGACGCAGACGTCGAAGCCGGCGCAACTAGTGCAGAGCTTCTGCCAGTTGGCTACTTCGGACCTCCGCGCTGGAAGAGTGCAGTCTCTGGCAACGCCGCTACGATTGACACGGCGACAAACATGGGCTTTATCGGACTCTCAGGCTCGACTGCACAAGTACCAAGAGCGCAAATTCATGATCACGAAGTCGGCGGCGCCGATGGACACTTCATCTCTGCGTCCTTCCCCTACGCGTTTGAGCAAGGTTTGACAGCTAGCCTCTATTTCCCAACCGACTTGCTTGTTAGATCCGCATCCGATGCCGGTCTTCAAGATCCTAGAGATGCAAACTTTGGCTTCATGTCAAACCGCACACACGGTTCGTCCCGAGCCGCGCAAGGTCTAGGAGACTTACATAGATATCTGTACTCAGATATGCCAGATGATCCAACTTCTGCCGGCGAATTAAACCCAGTAGTCGGTTCAGCTTACCCATACGATGCGTATGGTTATGTCTTCTCGCTCGACGACGTACAAGTAAGTTCAACTTCGAACTATTACTATGAATCCGGCTCGCGTCAGCGCAACGTGTCGCTCACTGCGACAGGCTCGCTGAACGACTTGTTGCTTCGTGGCTACAACGGATTCACGGCACCATTCTGGGGCGGATTCGACGGATTCGACATTACCAAGCCAGATCCCCTCTATAACAAGGGAATGGTGGATGGAACTTCGACTGAAAAGAATAACTACATTTACAACACTTGGGGCAGAGCTATTGATTCCCTGACAGATCCTGAACAACTCGATATGAACGTATTGGCTGCTCCAGGATTAACACTGCCATCTCTTACCAAGAGAATGATTGATGTATGCCAAGACAGAGCAGATTCATTAGCAGTTATCGACTTGCCAGATGTTTACACTCCGATGCATGAGGAGTTCAAAACAAGCAAGCCTCTTCGAATCACCTCGACACCTAAGCAGGCCGTTGATGCTCTCAAGAACCGTAGAATTGACTCCAGCTATGGTTGCACTTTCTATCCTTGGGTTCAAACAAGGGACGATGAAACAGGTCAATTACTCTGGATTCCGCCTTCTGTTGCGATGTTGGGTGTCTTTGGTTCCTCTGAGTCGCGCTCTGATGTATGGTTCGCACCTGCAGGGTTCAACCGCGGAGGCCTCTCCGACGGCGCCGCAGGAATTCCGATTACCGGAATTACCGAGAAGCTTACCTCCAGGCAAAGAGATCAGCTTTACGACGGTAAGGTTAACCCAATCGCCTCATTCCCATCCACCGGAATTGTGGTCTTCGGACAAAAGACTCTCCAAGAGCGTCAGTCTGCTCTTGACAGGATTAATGTAAGAAGATTGGTAATCTTCATGAAGAAGCAAATCGCCATTCTTTCAACTCAAGTGCTTTTCGAACAAAACGTACAAGCTACTTGGAACCGCTTCAAGGGACTCGTTGAACCCTTCCTGGCGACAGTTAAGACCAGATTTGGTATCACGGATTACAGACTCATCCTGGATGAAACAACCACAACACCAGATCTTATCGATCAGAACGTAATGTACGCAAAGATTATGATTAAGCCCGCTCGCGCAATTGAATATATTGCCATCGACTTCGTCATTCTCTCCACGGGTGCATCATTCGACGACTAAAATATGAGGGGATTTTCCCCTCAGACCACTAATTAAAAGTAAGAACAAGGAGTACCCCAAAAAATGGCTTTCTGGTCACAAAATTTCAAGAACGACACAACGTTAAAAGATCCTAAAAGAAAATTTCGATTTACGGTAGAATTCCAAGGAATCGATGGGCCGGGAGGCGCAGTTTTATGGTATGCAAAGACGGCGCAAAAACCTCAATTCGAGATTGAGTCAACTGAGCACCAATATCTTAACCATACATTCTATTACCCAAGCAACCTTAAGTGGAGCCCTTTGGATATAGAAGTCATCGACCCGGTCGATCCCGACGTGGCTGCCACAGTTTCAGATATTATCGAAGCTTCTGGTTATGCTCCCCCTACGGACGTAAACTCTTTAGCAACCATGTCAAAAGCAAAATCTGTGGGCGCATTGGGCACCGTTATTATCACTCAGTTTGATTCGAATGGTAACCCTCTTGAGACTTGGACGCTTTGGAATGCTTGGATTGCAAGCGTAAACTATGGCGACCTTGCATACGGAGATACCGAGCTTTCAACAGTTCAGATTTCATTAGCGTACGATTGGGCCCGTATTACCACAGACAACAACTCTTCCGCAGTTATTGGTGGCGGTTCTGAGTTCTTCAAGGTTTAATAATAAGACAAACAAAACGAGAGGTGTATATTGTCTAGAAATAAAGAGCGCACAGGCGCTCAGAACGTAGATACGAGCCCTCCGCCGCAGGCACTGCAAGATGCAGCATCGGACGGGTTTTCCTTCGTAGTTCCAACTGAATTTGTGGAATTACCATCAAAAGGAAGGTATTACCCAGAAAATCATCCGCTTCACAATGCCGATAGCATTGAAATAAAGCAGATGACTGCAAAAGAAGAGGATATCTTAACTTCGAGAACTCTTCTTAAAAAGGGTGTGGCATTGGATCGTGTGATCCAAAATATTATAGTTGATCGAAAGATTAACCCTGATTCGCTATTGGTTGGCGATAGAAATGCAATTGTTATTGCTTGTAGGGTTTCGGGATATGGAAGTGAATATACTACGCAAGTAACTTGTCCCGCTTGTGAAGAAAAGCAAAAATATTCTTTTGATTTAAACGAGGCAGAAATACAACATGGAGAAGAGCTTCAAGATGCCGGCATCACAGACAACGAAAATGGAACATTTGACATTACTTTACCCAGAACAGGGGTTACAGTAACATTCAAGCTTTTAAATGGTATCGATGAGAAGAAGTTGCTTTCCGGAATGGAAAAAGATAGGAAGTCTAAGTCCTACGAGAAAACTGTTACAAGGCAGCTCGTAAACACCGTTGTTGCAGTTAACGGTGATACTTCTGCTGATGCAATAAATTATTTAGTTCTTAATATTCCATCAATTGATTCTCGTCATTTGAGAATGGCTGTCAAGCTAGCTTCGCCCAATGTGGACTTAACTCAAGTATTTCAATGCGCACATTGTAGTCACGAACAAGATATGGAGGTGCCGCTCACCGCGGACTTTTTTTGGCCTGACTCATGAGTATATGGAAAACATATATGAACAGTTTTTCTTTTTAAAATATTCTGGCGGATGGTCATTTTCAGAAGCATACAATCTTCCTGTTGGGCTCAGAAACTGGTTTGTAAAGCGTTTAGTTAAGCAACTAGAAGATGAAAAAGAAGCAATAGAGAAGGCTAGCAAAGGCAACGGCAGAGGTGGAAGCAGGACTCAAACTTTGAGCGCACATAACCAGCCGGCGATGCCCACTGGATTAGGCTAAGGATAAGGACGGGGATAACCCGTCTTTTTTTTGACTAAACTAATTACATTAGCGATTAAGGAACTTTATGCATGGCGACCAGCGACGAGCTTAAAGCGGAATTACAACAATTAACAGAAGAAATTGTCAAACTCAGAGAACAAATGGAGGGTGGCGCCGATTCTGGAGATGGTGGTGGCACTGGCGCCGCCGGTGATCCTACTAATTTAGATCAGCTTAAGCAAGAAGAAGAAGCGGTCACAAAAATGGTCGGAGCCTACGAAAAAAGAAATCGCGCTGCAAAAGGCGACAACTTATTCAATAAACAAAAAACTGAATTACTAAAAAATCAAAGCCAGCAGATAGAAAAGCAAAACGAAGATCTTTTCAAGAAAAAAAATCTCGGCAAAGATGATGTCAAAAAACTTGAGAAAGAGGTAGAGCTTCTTAAAAAGCAGATCAAAGAACAAAAGAAAAGCAACAAACAAGCTCAAAAAAGATCGGATTTACTGTCCACACATAAAGACCATATAAATAATACATTCAATGTCATAGAGTCTAAGTTCGCACCCTCTATTGCTACGCTTACCAAGACAATAGAAGCTGCACGTGATCCATTCGGCGCCCTCCACAAAGCAGCGCTTGGTGTTGGTGCGGCAATGATTAATAATTTCATAAAAATGCCATTTATGCTTTATGATATGGAAAACGCTTTTATGAAAACAACGGGTGCAAACGAAGAGTTTGCACGTTCGCTAACAAACTCATACGAAGCAACAAGACAATTAGGAACAACCGCAGCCGAAGTCAATAGTGCATACACGGAACTCAGAGCGACATTTACTGATTTCACAATGCTCTCTAAGGATCAGCGAGAATCTGTTGGTGAAACTGGAATTTTACTTGAAAAACTCGGAGTAAGCAACAAGAGCTATGCGGCTGCTATACAGCTGACCACAAAAGCAATGGGTCAAAACGCAGAACAGTCAGCTGACACTGCTCGCTCAATGGTCGCCATGGCAAAAGATATTGGAGTTGCACCAGAGAAGATGGTGGCAGATTATGGCAAGGTTGGCGGAGAATTAGCGAAACTTGGTACCAACGGCCCCCGAGCATTTAAAGACTTGGCAATCGCAGCCAAGGTCACAGGTATGGAAGTTGAAAAATTGCTGAAGATTACTGATCAATTTGATACATTCGACAAAGCCGCGGAGATGTCAGGAAGACTGAATGCAATGTTGGGTGGAAACTTTGTCAATGCTATGGATATGATGATGGAAACGGATCCTGCCGCACGATTTGGAATGATTCGCGATGCGCTTTCAGACGCTGGTTTAGAATTCGATAACATGTCGTATTACCAAAGAAAAATGTATGCTGAGTCGCTTGGTCTTAGTTCAGTCGCGGAACTTGCGCAAGTTATGTCCGGCAACACCGAGGAAATGAGCAGTAACCTAAATAAAACAAGTGACGACTATGAAGCTATGGCGAAACAGGCACAAGCTGTGCAGTCTCTTCAGGAGCAATTCAATGGATTGATAGCTGCTGCTACCCCTGTGCTAACGCCTTTAATTGACGGTCTTAGGAGCTTTGTAGAACTATTACAAGAAAACCAAAAAGTCATTACTCCGATTTTACAGTCTCTTATGGCATATAAGGGATTAATGATGGCATTCAATGTAGTACAAGCGGTCACCAATCTTAAATTTTTGGCCTTTGCTGCAGCCTTGGGCCTAGTTGCTTACATTCTATACGAAAAGCAATATGCGTCTAACTTTATTGATGGTATGTGGAAGTTCGTTGGGGCAGCTACGGCATTGATGGCTGCGATGACGGTAATGGGAGTTATTGTAAAGAAAAACAGCGTTAGCTTTGCTGGTTTTGCTTTGGCTGCGGTAGCTCTTGGCGGTGCGTTTTATCTTGCATCTATGGCTATAGATAATATTGCCGATTCGCTTATTAAATTAGGCCCCCAAACAAAAGACTTAAATACAACACTGGCCATCATGGGAGCGACTGTACTGGGTCTGTTTGTCACACTTACAGTGTTGGCTGTTAAAACTGGCGGAGTGGCTGTCCTCGCCGTACTAGCGTTTGGCGCCGCCCTGCTAGCGATGGGCTATGGTGCCCAAATGGCAGCAGACGCATTCGGTACACTGGTGAACCACTGGGATAGGGCCCCAGCTAGCATGTTATACGCATTAGCCGGCGGAGCAATAGCTTTAGCTGGAGCAGTTGTAGCGCTTGCCGCGTCTGGTAAGGTTGGTGCGATAGGAATAGGTTTGCTTGCCGCAGGCGTCTTGAGTCTGGCCACGGCATTTTATGTGGTAGGTGCGGCAATTGAGGGCGCAGCAAACGCAATGACCGCGATGTTCAAATCAACCGGAACAATCGATACGACAGCTTTAGAAAATTTTACGAAAGAGTTTGAGAAGATACAAGCAGCAATGGATAAGGTTCCGCTTGTCAAAGTGATTGCTTGGACAGCCGTTATGGATAAAGTGCAGATTGAGGCACCCACAGTAAGGGCTACAGCGCCTGCTGCTGCTGCGGCAGCCGCAACTGCCGGAACGTCAGCTACAATGGCGTCTGGAGGCGCCACAACGGCTGCAGCACCAGCGCAACAAGCAAATGAGCGCCCGTATAATGTAACAATAAACGTAGAGATGGACGGAAGCACCGTTGGCTCAAGCACAGTTCAGTTGCTAGCAGGAAAAGCCAAAAATGCAATAATGGGAATAGGAGGAGGATAATCAAATGGCTGGAGACAAAACCAATAAAAATGATGCTAGTACACTGCATGATTATTTTAACGGTACTTTTGATACTACAAAATACACCGAAGACGGCGCTGTTGAGGTTGGAGAAAAATTAGATGATCCATTTGCAGCCCCGGGATCCGATGGGCAGAAAATGCTCCGGTATTTCGACGGATCTGATGCGTTTGCAAACCTTCGAAAAACTTTTGTATCCCTTCAGCACGTTCCAAGCGGTAGATCAATATTTTTCAAAGCATTTATTGAAAACTTTGTAGAAAACTTTAATCCAAATTGGAAATCAGAGCATTTGTATGGCCGCGCAGATCCTGTTTACATTTATGAAAACACAACACGCTCATTTTCACTTAGAATTGCAATCCCATCAGCCACACAACAAGAAGCATATGAGAATCTAGGAAAAGTGCAAAAACTAGCGCAGTTTTTATATCCAAATTATACTAAATTAACAAATCCCGTGACGGGTCAGCCCGACTTAGAAGCTCAAACGATATCACAATCACCGCTTCTTAGACTAAAAGTAATGAACCTAGCGCAAAAAGCACAGAACGGAGATATAGACCTAGAGAAGAAGCCTTTTGAGCTTTTCCAAGGATATGCATCCGATGCTGCATCATCGCAAGGTCTGTTGGGCATTTTAAAAAATCTAACCATAGAACATAACATAGATAGCAAAGGTGCGTATATCAAAGCTTCGAATACAATACTTCCAAAATTGATAAATATTAGCTTTGATTATGATGTAATTCATGAGCACGCACTCGGATGGGACGAAGAAAGCAACTTTTCAAACGAATTTTTCCCGTATGGTGTTGCAATGCAGGATCCTTTCAAGAAAGCAACTCAAGAAAATCCTGGAATGAGCTTTGATCAGATAATTGAAAAGGTTGAACAAGATAAGAGAGATGCCGCAAAAGCACAAGCAGAATATGAAGCGGCCCAGTCGAAATTTAGAAACATCTTTACTGGGGCCCCTAGTGCCCAAAAAGCAAGAAATAAACTGCAAAACGCAAATGAATATGATGCAAAACATGCTGGAAAAGGCACGGGGAAAAGCAAGTACACTGAAGCCGAAAGAAGATACCTTGAGGGAATCGCAACCGGGGAGGATAAAGGTTAAAAATGCCAAGATATAGTAAAAAAAGAATATTGAATAATTCTAGTGAGTATTATGAAAGCTTACGCAAGAAAAGAAAACTTAAAACAATAAGGCACTATGAAACGCCCGTGGTATATACCCCCGGAATCGCCGACCGTGCTTCAATAGTGACAACTTCTCACATTTGGACACTCGGAGATCGGTATTATAATTTGGCACACAAATTTTACGGAGACGTTAGGTATTGGTGGGTGATTGCGCAATGGAATGCAGCCCCCACAGAGGCTCATATGAAGCCGGGAGACATAATACAAATACCAGTAAATATTGAAAATGCGCTGAATGTATTAGGAGCATATTAATGTCAAAAGATGTAAGCACCGGGAAAGAACATGTTTGTGTTGAAGAGGTTGAGTTATTAGCAGAGGAAATTTATCCAAAAGTAAAAGCGCTAATTGACCCATTAAAAGATTCACTAAGGAAACTAGATGAAAAAATAGCTAAGTATAATGCTGAAATTGAAGGCGATTCCCGTGTTCGTGGGCCCCAAGTTAAATATAAAATAACAAACAACTACAACGATGCAGTTAGAAAGCTAGATGAACAATTTGGCAAGCTTGCAGAAGAAAAAAGCGATGGTGATGGAAAAGGCAACGTTGAAGCTAAAATGCAAGAGATGGATTATCTCTTATCCGACTGGATGTCGATGCTTATGGCCAGCCAAAGTAAGGCATTTATTGAACAAATAGACCTCGTATACGAGAATGCTGGACCAGATCAGGAGCAAGACTTTCTAAAATTACCTCCAAAAGCCTTAGTTTATCTAAATCAAATGCGTACATTATCTGGCGGTAAACCTGGCCAAGTAAGAGACTCCGAAGTAGTAGCTTGGTGTAAAGAAAATTCAGCAATCTGGCAAAATTTTTTAAAAGATGAGATATCCGATGGCGCGACTGTTGCGGATCCCAATAGCCCTCTCGGTTTGTCAACCCAAATAGTCGAATTAGTAAAAGAATTCCAATTGGCCAGAGACGCGTGCACGGCAGCTATTCAACATACTGATCTTGGCGGTATGATGGAACGAACTGGAGATTATTGGCTAAACAAAATGGGCCTCATGAGCGATGAAGAGCTTAAGAACAAATATGCCGAGGCAGATGCTGCGGCAAAAGCCTTCGACAAGCTTTTCCCATCTCAATTGAAGGGTGATTACGCAGAAAGGTATGTTTTCAGGCATCAGTGCTTTTTGTTGGCGAAAATAGACGAATTATCCGATTACAAAAAGCTTGTAATAGAAAAAAAGAACCCTAAAGGTTTGCCATATGACGTAGGTACCTCTGGGTTTGGAAATGTTAATGCCTGCTTGATGGCTGATGGTGATCCCTATGGCTTCTTGAACAGGCTAACCCAACATCCAAATCAAAGCGCGTTTTTTAACATGAAAACGGACGAGATATCAAACCTCCAGCCGATGATAAAATTATATAAGATTATCAGAAACAAAAATGGAACCGAGGAACAGCAAAGAATATTTTTTGATTCTTATGCTTCGGGCCGAGATGTTGAAAACATCTTTAAAGAAAAGAAACGTAGAGGCTTCGGGGTCGGAATAAAAGATTTTAAATTTACTTATGACGGAAACAACCCGTTTGCGGCCAAAAAGAGTATTTCGGCAGAATTGACTATATTCGCGAATAGCTTTCAAGAGCTTTTGGAGGACCATAGGGGCTTCAAGTATGTGGATCTTGCAATGAAGACCGGCGGCAAAAAAATAAAAGCAGCCGCAACCGCAGACGGAGAAGACAGTGTAAATAAGGCAAACCCAAAATGTCCATCTGATGATGAAATCGATGCAAATTTGAGAAAGCTGAATTTTAGACTAAAAGCGCTTGTGGGGTGGGCTATGCCCGGTGACAGGACCACAATAGGTTCAGCGGTTTTTGATGCTCTAAACGATTCGTTTATAACGCTGAATTTAACACCGACTACCCACGAATTTAATTTTGATCAACAAGGTAGAGTAAATTTTACGATCAAATATTTAGCTTACGTTGAAGACTTTTTTGATCAACCAAATTTCAATGTTTTCACAAACACGAAAATTACAGAGCAACAAATCCATAGAAAATTAAAATATAATTACTGGACAGATGAAGACGACTGCGGAGCAGAGAGAATAGCCGCCGATAAAAAGAAGTTACTTGGAGATGGGACGATTGAGAGAGAAAAAAAGGAATCCCTATCAACTTTTATAACAACAATGATGGCAACCGGCCGCATTTATTATATAACGATGAATGAAAATGACATAGCGTCTTTTAAAAAAGCGGGCCCATATTTTAAAGAAGGCAAAAAGCTTAAAATTCACGAAGATGCTGGAAACACAAAAAACCTGAGTAAAAAACTTGATGATGCGTTGGGCTCTGCGCTTGATCCAAAGAAAACAAAAGACGCGTCTGTGAAAGAAATAAAACTAGAGGTTGATACCGCTTTGGCGAACATAAAAAGCCAAAATATCGCATATTTCTATGTAAGTGATTTGATCGATGTTATATTGGCGTCAATAGAAAGAAACTTAGAAAGACTCCCAAAAAGACTAGCTAGACTTGCGGCTGACAAAAATGTAAGTGGTTCCGATGTGCAAAGAGAGGTCGACAAGTATAAAGCCTTCCACCAGCAGTTTAAAAAATTCAGAGTATTAATGGGCCCATTGGAGATTATTAGGCCAGATCAGGCGAGCACATTTGTTAATTTTGGGGATGTCCCAATATCCTTAAAGTATTTCATGTCCTGGTTAACTGGCCAAACACTTAAAAGAGATCAAGTCGTATACCCTCTTCCCAAATTTTTAAACGACTTATTTAACAACTTACTCAGAGAATTTCTAAACAATGATGACTGTTTTTCAACAGAAAGTCGCCAGAGAACCCGATTAAATCAGGCTTCCGTTACTTCTTACAAGGATGGCGAGCTAGACGAATTCACAGCACTTATAAGAAGCATATCGAACGAATTGGATCCAAAGGGCGAAAAAAGACTATCAAGATTGCCAATAAACATAGTAGAAGCAAATAAGCAACCAATACTCAACACCTCTGGTGTCAGCAGGACACCAATTAAAGATGGTGGAGTAGAAAAAGAAACAAATTTTTTGATTTATTTCGCCGGCCGCACACAGCCAACGGAACTTATGAAAGGTGAAAGACAATTTGATGAGCAAAGAGGCATATTTCATTATATTTTAGGTAAACCACACGGAATAGTTAAAACCGTAGATCTGGAGCGGACCAACACGCCGGGCCTCAAAGAAACCAGATTTATGCAAGAGGGCTATGACGATCTGGAACAGTTAAGAGAAGTCTATAATATAAAAATTAAAACCTACGCCAATGTGCACACATTCCCAGGCACATATATTTTTCTAGATCCGAGAGGCTTTGCTCCAGATATGACAGTTCTGGATGATTCTATATCAGATTTAACAAAATATGGAATCGGAGGCTATCATATGATTTGGAAATCAGAACACAGTTTTGGAACCGGCCGCGCCGAATCTACGATACACGCCAAGTGGGTGGCACAAATTGATTATGAAGAAGAATGTCGACAAAAAGGCGGCGACAACCAGCAAGGTGGCACAGAAAAAGCTAAAAAATGCAAGGCAAGACACGGAGGAAGAAAGTCCGCTGCATCCGGTGGAGGCTTGCTTGACAAAATAATGGGCGCCATCAGTAATGCTATGGGCGATGCGACGGATAATGTTGGTGCACCTCCAACAGAAGATTCTGGAGAAAGCCCCTAATTAAAACAAGGAGATCCTAAAACATGTCTTTTCTTTTCGCAGAGGGGAATGATGAATCAACGAAAGATCTTTTCCAAAAAAGAGTTATATATCGAGGCAATTTGTATCGAAATCAGGATCACACAAACCTGGTCGACTTTAATTTTGCAGAAAAATATCTTTATGGCAGAGTAAGCCGGGTTTACGTTCCGATACATATTAGCAGCACTAATATTCTCAAAAGATTTAATACAACTAACGCCCCCGAAAGGCCAATGAGCGCAATAGATTTTGTTGTTGACGCCTTTGAAGCTATGGCTGCTAATTTTAGAAAATGCGCCGCTAGCGGACTAATAGATGACACCGATCCCTTTCTGTCTAATTTAGAAGTTCACAAGGCCTACGTTTCTCACAGCAAGGCTTACAAAGATTATTTAAAAACTTATTTAGGCCGCATTGAGCTACAATTTAAAAAAAGAAATTTGATGGTGAGAAATTTTCAGGAATTTTTGACTCATTTTATGGGAATGTTAGAAGTTTTGGTAAGAGAATTTCCGTTCACAAAGACTGCGTTCATAAAATCTAGATTTTGCCCGGTGTATACCAATGGTCTTACAATAGAGATAGCAACTGCTGACTATGCGAATGACGAAGAAAAAATGAACGAGTTTATCAATAGCAACAATTGGAATTTCTATGTAAATGCTTGCAATAATTATGGTTTTATGGTTGATATGCATAGGCCCTGGAGACTAGTTGCTGACATTGCCGGAGCACCAATGCAGGTTTATTCAAAAAGGTATGGCCTCCGCTCCGAAGACCAGATTTTAAATAATCGCTTTATCTCTGTTCATGCAAGATATTTTGATTTTCTCCTAAGAGAGCTTCCAAGAATGTATAATAGAATTAGAAGAGATGTTTATCAAGAACTTGAAGAGTGCGACGGCAGAATAGTAACAAAATTCAGAAAAAGCGTAGCCTATAGTCCACAAAAATTTGCAAAAGAATTTCCGGATCAATTTTTATTTGAGATTTATATGAAAATCAGAATGATGGAAGAGGAGGCTAAACTATCGGAAAGTGAAATAGCTGTTATTTCAAGTGAGGCAAAAGAAGCATACAATACTCAAGGCCCAGCAGCTGCTTTGTCGTATTTTGAAAAAATTATTAACAAAACGTTTGACTATAACGGTTCATTGGATTATAATACCAAGATAATGCTTGCGGATGAAGAAAACACTAAAAAAATTGGACCGGATCCGACCGGCAATGCGTCACACGGCGCCTCAATTGGCCGGTTTGGCTCACCTGGTGCTGGCCGCGGCATTCTTGCCCCCGACGAAGAGATAGATCTGTCTTAATTTGGAGATACCTTGCTTTTTCAAACCTTAGATGACAAAACCGAGTGTATAGGTGTGTATGCTGATGGAAAACTATTTTTCGAGGACTTGCCCGATGATTTGACGCACACGTGGAAAATAACTACGATAGACACGGATAAAGAAGTACAATCAGCTTGGATATATTCTGGCGGTAAGTCTTTGCAAGATGCATCACCCCAAAATTTATTGGAAAAATTAGACTCGTCGACGAGAAAACTCAGAGCGTACTTAAAAGCTTTTGAATTGGCAAAAATAAATTTGAGGGAACATTGTTTTTTTGATATGGTGCCACAAGATTTTTTAAAAAAATACTGCGAGACCAAAAACGAGATATCAGCACATGTATTCGAAAAATATCCTAAGCCTGATAACTACGAACACCTCATAAATGTTCACTCTCTATTACAGAAGATAAAATCCCAAAAATTGAAAACAAATGTATCAGACTGCAAGAATTTGTTTTTAACGTCTACACATCGAAAAACAATGAGCAATCTTTTGTCGGATGATACCTACATTGATTATAACCTATTCGGCACTATTACCGGCCGCTTAACAACAATGCCAGATTCCTTTCCGATTTTGACTTTGAAAAAGGAGTTTAGAAAAATTATCAAACCTCATAATGAGTGGTTTGTTTCATTTGATTATAATGGGGCAGAAGTTAGAACTCTGTTGTCTCTCACCGGCGAGGAACAACCAGATATAGATATTCATGATTGGAACGCTCTTAATCTCTTTGAGCAAGAAATAACCCGCGACGAATGCAAGACCAGATTTTTTGCGTGGTTATACGATCCAGCATCCGATGCAATATCCACGGAACTATACAGCAAAGAGAAGGCTTTAGCAAAATGGTACGATGGGGAATATATTACAACGCCGTTCAATAGAAAAATCAAAGTAGAACAAAGAAGGGCCTTAAATTATTTGATTCAAAGCACAACTTCTGATTTGGTTCTCGAACGGGCAACCGTAATTGATAAATTCTTAAAAGATAAGAAGTCTTTTATATCTCATATTGTCCATGATGAGATTGTAATAGATCTGGCAGATGACGAGCGAGAAATCTTAGCAGAAATAAAATCTATTTTCTCCAGCAACAAATTGGCGCAATATATGGTAAACTTAAGATGCGGCAAAAATTATTTAGACTTAAAGGAGCTTAATATATGATATCGATAGTTGGGATTGGAAATGGCGCCTCTGCAATCGCCGAAAAGTTTTCTGAGGTATCGCAGTATGAAGTTTACCTGATGAACGACAATATAGAGAGAAAGTCGAAGTATAAATTCAAACTAAAGAAGCATTCAGAGCCGGAGGAATACGAAAAAAATATTCCAGACGTTAAGAAGTTTTTTGAAGACTTAAGAGAACATGTACAGGTCTTTATAGTGGGCTCATCTTACAGTTCAAATTATGCTCTTGGTATATTGGAGCAAATAAAAGAAAAGAAAATTGAAATTTTCTATGTCAAGCCCGACACAGAGTTGTTAACTGGCTTACCAAGAATGCTGGAAGCTGCAGCGTTCGGCATACTACAGCAATATGCCAGGTCTGGTCTATTTGAATCAATAACAATATTTTCAAACCAAGAGATTGAAAAAACACTAGGAAACGTGCCAATTAAAAATTATTACGACACCATCAATAATGCAATCTTTTCTGCGGTGCATTATTTAAATTATTTTACTCATACCGAGCCTGAAATTGGCCAAGTTTCAAAGCCTTCGGAAGTAAGCAGAATCAGAACTCTCGGCGCACTCAACTTAAAGAATCTTGAAGAAAATTGGTTTTTCGAGCTTGACATCGATCGAGAGTTATGTTATTATATGTGTATAAATGAAGAAAGATTAAAAGAGGAAGGCACATTACACAGGCGTTTAGTAGACATGCTAAAAAAGAAGAATACGAATGCATTTCGTAAGATATCTTATGCAATATACGAAACACCACATCAAGACTTTGGGTATGTCGTGGCCCACACAAACGCGATACAACAAAATAACCTTGACAAGATAGATCAAGGGTGATACATTAGATACCAAGGAACGCTTGGTATACTTTAGCCAAAAACAAGGAGAAATAAAATGGCAATTGACATGGAACTTATGCGACGAAAGCTCGCTACACTACGCGGAGAAAATCGGGACTCCGGGCAGGCTTCGGTCTGGTTTAAACCCGATGAGGGCGATACAGATATTCGTATCGTACCAACAAATGATGGTGACCCATTGAAGGAGATGTTCTTCCACTATAATGTTGGCGATCATAAGGGCGGAATTCTTTGTCCTAAGCGCAACTTTGGAGAACGCTGCGGAATTTGTGATTTCGCCTCGCAGCTTTGGCGCGAAGGCGTCGATCAAAACGATGAAGAAAGCAAGAAACTTGCAAAATCATTGTTTGTTCGAACCCGTTTCTTCTCACCAGTTGTTGTGAGAGGAAGAGAAGACGAAGGAGCCAAGATATACGGTTACGGAAAGACAGCTTATGAGCTTCTTTTGGGCTATATTCTTGACCCCGAGTACGGTGATGTCACAGATGTGCAAGAGGGCACCGATATTACACTTACTTACACTAAGCCCACCAAACCGGGGGCTTACCCACAGACAAGTTTAAAGATGCGTCGTAACACTTCGCCGCTTCTGGAGGACTCAGAGGCCATCCCCGCCCTCCTTGATGGTATCCCTGAATTCAATACTCTCTTTGAGAGGTTGACTCCAGAGCAAGTTGACGCAATCCTAGATGAGCAATTGGCTGGCAATGGAAGCGCAGAATCACGCTCAAGTGAGACCACTCGATACGATAAGAAAAGCGACGTGGACCGAGCGTTTGATGAACTAATGGCAAACTAGGTTAAACTTGTAAAGAGACCGTCGGCGCCCCGGTCGTTAATATCGGGCGCCGCAATTTTCTATAATAAGGAGATATAATTATGGAATGGTTGAAAACACTATTAGCTAGCTGGAAAGTTAAGGTTGCCTTGGCAGGCGGAGCGCTTGTAATCGCAACATCATATGGTACATGTACTGTTGATCCAGAAGTAGTATCAGAATCTACTACGACTACTGAAGCGACAGAAACTGTTGAAGTTTCCACCACTAACACTGGAACCGCGGAAACAACGACCGCCACTACCACAACAACCGGCACGGCGACTACGACAACCGGTGACACAACCACCACCACTACTGAAACAACTGAGTAGTAAAAAGCCGCTGGCAGACCGGTCAAAAGTCTGCCGCTATTTTAAGGAGAGAGAAAATGAGACTCGTTCTACCAGTCCTTGCCGCTACCCTATTGATGGGATGCGGGGATAAGGATGATGACACCGCGGCCGACACCGCTAGCTCTGCTGATACAGCAGCAGAGTGAAAAAAGCCGCTGGCAGACCGGTAAAAAGTCTGCTGTATTTTTATTTTAAAGGAGAGCCAATGGCAAAAGCTAAGCCGGGTCGTGTTTCAATGCAAGACCTGATGAAAATCGTTAACAAAAAAGCCGGCAGAAATGTCGCACATGATTTAACTGGTGAAAATCCTACAGAGGTTAAAGAGTGGATATCAACTGGCTCTCGCTGGCTAGATTCAATTATTTGCAAGGGACAAGTTGCAGGTATTCCTGTTGGTAAGGTAACTGAGCTAGCTGGTCTTGAAAGTACGGGTAAATCTTATATGGCTGCGCAAATTGCAGCAAACGCTCAGAAATCAGACAAGATGGTCGTTTACTTCGATTCCGAGTCTGCTATTGACCCAACCTTTTTGGAGCGAGCAGGATGCGACCTGGAACGCTTAATGTACGTTCAAGCATCCTCTGTGGAGTTTGTACTGGAGACTGTAGAAGAACTTCTCGGAGCCACCGACGAGCAACTTCTCTTTATTTGGGACTCATTGGCGCTTACACCGTCCGTATCGGATGTCGAGGGAGACTTCAACCCTCAGTCAACAATGGCCGTCAAAGCCCGCATTCTGGCAAAAGGAATGTCTAAGTTGCTGATTCCGATTGCAGATAAAAAGGCCACATTCATAGTTCTCAATCAGCTTAAGACAAATATCCCAAGCGGCCCTAATGCACGTATTGTTGCAATGACAACTCCATACATGACCCCGGGCGGAAAAGCAATGCATTACTCTTATTCTCTGCGAATTTGGCTGACTGGGCGAAAAGCCAAGTCTGCTTTTATCGAAGACGACAAGGGTTTTCGGATCGGTTCTGAAGTTAAAGTTAAGCTAGAAAAATCTAGATTTGGAACACAAGGAAGAAATTGTGCTTTTCGAATCTTGTGGGGCACTGAAGATATTGGCATTCGTGATGAAGAGTCATGGTTTGAGGCCGTGAAGAGTTCGGATCGCCTTACAAGTGCCGGCGCTTGGTACACACTTAAGATGCCCAGCGGATACGAGAAGAAGTTTCAGCCGTCTAAATGGACGCAAATGGTTCAAACAGACGAGGAATTTAGAAAAAATATCTTGGAATTGATGGATGAGGAAGTTGTGCAGAAGTTTGATCGAAGAGAGGGCTCTGCCGATCAATTCTATTCAGATCCCAATTAAAGCACTTGACAACCCCTGGATGAGGGGTTATAATAAAGTATAAGCTTGTAGGAGGGCTTTATGCGTAATTATGGTTATGCCTGTATCAATATGGGTTTCTCGTCGCTGCCAAAATCGCAGCGCATCACAACTAATCGTACGATGATCAAGCGTACGTTCCAAGACCGCGGTATCGAGTATGCTTCGGAGCTAGCACTGCAGAATTTGCGTGATTTGCGAACTATTCTTGAGTGGAATCTTGAGAACGACATTTATTTTTATCGTCTGTCGTCCGACATTATTCCGTGGGCTAGTGAGTACGAATTGACTGAGATGCCAAACTACGGCGCTATACACGCCGCGGCCCTGTCTGCTGGTAATTTTGCAAGACAACACAATATGCGCCTCACCTCGCACCCAGGCCCATTCAACAAATTGGCTTCACCGAAAGAGCGCGTTTTTCAGCTCACTAAGACTGATTTGTCTGTGCACGGTGATTTGTTTGATCTTATTGGCTTGCCTCGTACACCGTATGCAAAGCTAAACATTCATGTTGGCGCTGCCTATGGCGATAAGCCGTTCGCCCTTGACAACTTCTGTCGCAACTTTGAGCGTTTGCCTGAAAATGTACGGTCACGCCTGACCGTTGAGAATGATGACAAAGAGTCTTTATATTCAACACTTGAACTGTATGAGAGCGTATACAAGCGAATCGGTATTCCTATCGTGTTCGACTATCATCACCATATGCTCCACCCCGGTGGTCAGACTGAGCAAGAAGCTCTAGAACTTGCACTGTCTACGTGGGGCGATATCAAGCCAGTTGTACACTATGCAGAGTCTCGCTCTGTTGAGCATAACAATCCGAAAATCAAACCGCAAGCACACTCGGATATGATTCGCAACCCGTTCAATGACTATGGCCATGATTTAGATGTAATGATCGAGGCCAAGCACAAAGAACAAGCTCTCCTGGAATACAGACAAGTGATGAGTAAAGGAAGGATGGCAGGATGAAATTTTTAACTGACTTCTTTAGTAAAAGAAAACAAAACAAGATTACAAAACAAATATCTAATCTACAAGAACAGGCAATGATTTATCAACGTAATGGTAATTTGCGTGGATTGGCCTATGTTATGGAACAAATTAGCAAATTGGAGGAACAAATAGATGAGTGAAGGAATGAAGAGAGTTTTGATTATTGATGCACTTAACATGTTTCTAAGAGCATATATTGTTGACCCAAGTTTATCAACCAACGGGGAACCAATCGGAGGCTTCAAAGGTTCTTTAAAGATTGTCCAGAAGTTGGTTAGAATGACAACCCCAGAAGAGATTGTAATTGTGTGGGACGGCCCGGATGGTTCTCGCAAGCGCAGAACTATGGATAAAAACTATAAAGAGGGCCGCAAACCAATCAGACTCAATAGGAACGTTAAGGCACTGACTGAAATTGAAGAGATGCAAAACCGCGTATGGCAGCAACGTAGAGCAATTGAGTATTTTAATGAAATGCCAATTGTGCAGGTAATGCTACCAGAGGTGGAGGCGGACGATGTTATTTCCTATTTGACTAGAATGCCCTACTACGATGGATGGCAAAAGGTGATCGTCTCTAATGATAAGGATTTCTATCAGTTATGTGACGAAGAGACTGTGGTATATCGCCCGACTAGCGACTTAGTTTACAACAAGAAGAAGATTGTGGAAGAGCTGGGGGTCCATCCCAGAAATATGGCTCTTGCCAGGGCTCTTGTGGGAGATGCTTCAGATAATCTGCCGGGAATTAAGGCAGTTGGATTTAAAACAATCCAGCGCCGCCTCGGATTTCTTGCAGCTGAGAAGGATTACACGATTGATGACGTAATTACCTATTGCGAGAATGTCGACAAAAAGCTAAAATTTCACGATAATATCTTGGAAGGTCAAGAGACGATCGAACATAATTACAAAATGATGCAATTATATTCTCCCATGCTTTCACCACAGTCAAAAGATTTCGTTAGAAACGCTGTTGAGAACTTCGAGTGCAATTTCAATAAGATAGAAATTATTAAGAAAATGAGAGATGATGGTTTTGGCGAATTAAACTGGAAGGACCTCGAACTTCACCTTAATAAAATAAATTCAGAGTGTTAATTTGCTTGACTTTCTGGACTGTAATGTTATAATTATTCTGGGCGAACAATAGGGGTGTAAATTGACAAACGAAGCTAGTTTTGCTAGATATGGAAAAGCTTTTCAAGAGGGTCTGATCCAACTCATATATGAGGACAGACCCTTTGCTGATCAGATAACTGAAGTGCTCGATGTCAGCTTTTTAGAGCTTGAATATCTTCGTGTTTTTGTTGATAAAGTTCTGTCGTATCGAAACCGTTACGGGACTCACCCTTCTGCCGAAGCAGTTATCACCATGTTGAGAACTGATCTGGATGACGAGGACGAAGTTGTCCAAAAGCAGGTAAGAGAGTTCTTTGCAAAGATCTCATCCAAAGAGCCAACAGATGTTGAATATATAAAAGAGCAGTCCTTAGATTTTTGTCGCAAGCAAAACCTAAAAGAGGCAATGCTAAAGTCTGTTAATTTGCTCCAGACCTGCTCATTTGATGAAATATCTAAAGTTATAAATGACTCTCTCAAGCTTGGCTCTGACAACAACTTCGGGTACGATTATTTTGCAGATTTTGAAGAAAGATTTATACCAAAACACAGACTACCTGTGACTACGGGCTGGAAGGATATTGATCATATTTGCAATGGTGGACTCGGGAAAAGTGAGCTTGGAGTGGTCGTCGCACCGACTGGAGCTGGCAAAAGTATGGTTCTTGTTCATCTTGGGGCCCAAGCCTTAAGAGAGGGAAAGACAGTTATCCACTACACTCTGGAGCTTCAAGACACAATTATCGCTACTCGATATGATAGTTGCTTAACAGGATATCCGTTATCTGATATTATTAATTTCAAAGAAGAAGTATTTGAAGAGATTAAAGAAATCGAAGGCAAACTGATTGTAAAAGAGTATCCCACCAAATCTGCAACAACTAATACTATTAAATCTCACCTCACCAAGTTGTTAAAGAGAGGCATCAAGCCGGGAATGATAATCATAGACTATGGGGATCTTTTGAAGCCGATAGTTGTAAGAAAAGAAAAGAGAAACGAATTGGAATCTATATACGAAGAAATGCGTGCAATCTCTACTGAGTTTCAATGCCCAGTTTGGACCGCGTCACAAACCAATCGCTCCGGCTTAAACGCTGAGGTGATTACTATGGAACAAATTTCAGAAGCATTCAACAAGTGCTTTGTAGCAGACTTTATCATGTCGGTATCCAGAACGGTTGAAGATAAGCAGAACAATCAAGGTAAGATTTTTATTGCAAAAAATCGTAACGGGCCGGATGGAATGGTGTACGACATTTTTATGGATCCATCTAACGTTAAAATAAAAATTATGCCTCGTGTGGTTAACAGCGCGATGGTTCCTATTAATCCGGTGGCCTTAACTACTGGCATGCAAAAGGATCTTTTGCAACACAAATATGAAAAATTTAGAAAAAGGAAATAAATTAAATGAGAACAATTGAGAACATTCGCAGATTTAGGCTATCAGACACTTTTGTGGAGCCTTACAAAACGTCACAGGTACCTTGGGGTCCTTTAGGGTATGTTACCTTTAAAAGAACATACGCAAGACGCTTAAATGAGTTCGATCCGGACGCCACAGGATCAGAGGAATGGTGGCAAACTTGTCGGCGCGTAGTTGAAGGCATGTTTAATATGCAGAAGCAGCACGTTTTTCAGCTTGGCTTGGAATGGAATGACAACAAGGCACAAAAAACCGCTAAGGATGCCTATGATCGATTGTTCAATCTTAAGTGGACACCTCCCGGCCGCGGATTGTGGATGATGGGAACAAAGTTTATCGAAGAACGCACTGCCGCAGGCCTCTTTAATTGTGCCTTCAGGTCTACACGCGATCTGGCTTCCAAGGGTGGATATTTGTTTGCTTGGATGATGGATGCCCTGATGGTCGGCGTCGGCGTTGGTTTCGACACCGAAGGTGCTGGCACGGTTACGATTCAGGAACCTGAATATACCGGCGATGTTCTTGTTATTGATGATTCCCGGGAAGGGTGGGTTAATTCTGTCCACACTCTGTTGGATGGGTTTTTCTTCGGCGGTAAGGTACCGAAGTTTGATTACTCAGCCATCCGAGAGTTAGGAGCGGAGATAAAAGGATTCGGCGGCACTTCTTCTGGACCTGGACCCTTGATCGAGCTACACAAAAACCTCACAGAGATGTTCTCTAGCAAGGTTGGAGAAGCGATCACATCTGTAGATATTGTCGACACGGAAAACCTCATAGGTCGTTGTGTTGTATCCGGAAATGTCCGCCGGTCAGCAGCGCTGGCTATGGGTCGTCATGACGATATGAGATATCTTGAAATGAAGAACGATCAAGAAAAGCTATACCATCATCGATGGGGCTCAAACAACTCTTTCAATGCAGAGGTTGGAATGAACTATACGTGGCACGCAGAACAGTCACAAAAAAACGGGGAGCCTGGATATATTTGGCTTAATAATGCGAGAACAAGAGGCAGATTCAAGGATCCAGAAAGATTCGATGATATCAACGTAGCTGGTTTTAATCCTTGTGTTGAACAACAATTAGAGGACGCAGAGCTTTGCTGTCTTGTGGAGACATACCCAGCCAAACACGATGATATCGATGACTATCTTAAGACTTTGAAGATTGCATATCTTTACGGAAAAACAATTACGCTCTCCAACACTCACTGGCCTGAGACCAATGCAAAGATGTTGAAGAATCGCAGGATTGGCCTTTCGCAGTCTGGTGTGGTCCAGGCGTTTAATAAGTTTGGTCGCAGAGCATTGTACGATATGTGCGATAAGGCATATGAACACGTTAAGCACTTAGACGAAGAGTACTCAAACTGGCTTTGCATACCTAAGTCTGTTCGTATGACGTCTATCAAACCTTCCGGAACAGTCTCTCTTCTGAACGGCTCAACTCCAGGAATTCACTTTCCGGAGAGTGAATATTACATTAGGAGAATTAGGTTTTCTAGTACTTCAAAATTATTGCCAGATTTGAAAAAGGCAGGGTACAAAATTGAAGACGACAAATATTCTCCAAATACAGTTTGTGTTGAATTTCCTGTTCATGAACCACATTATGAAAAAAGCAAAAGAGATGTATCTCTATGGGAGCAGCTGGAAATAGCAGCACAGTACCAACACTACTGGGCCGATAATTCAGTCTCAGTGACAGTATCTTTCACACCCTCAGAGGCTAGCCAAATAAAAGGAGCTTTAGAGATGTACGAATCTAGACTTAAGGCTGTTTCTTTTTTGAAGTACGAAGAGACTGGATATGAGCAAGCACCTTATGAGGCAATCACCAAAAAAGAATACGATAAAATTAGTAAAGATATCAAGCCTATTCAAAGATTTCATTTTGATGAAGGTGGTGTTGGGTCTAAATTCTGCACAAACGATACTTGTGAGATATAGGAGGAAAATTGAATTTTAATCACTTAATGGAGTCCCACCTTGTAAAGAGAAGGTGCGCGTCCACGAATGTAGAGTGTTATTTCATTCCAGCCGGGAATGTACGCTCCACACAGGGAGATAACGTACACGTAACAATGTATTGCAAAAAATGCGGAAAACGAGAAGATATTTTTTTAAGTCGTGAGGAGTATTTCACGCAACAAAAACTAATACAAAGAGAGATAGAAAATGTTTGAACCAGTAAATAGATATATTTTAATAGATATTCCCAGACCAAATGAAGAGGCCTCGCCTCTTTCGATAATACTGCCGGAAGATTATAGGGCCCCAGACGAGAGCCATTTGCTAGTTTCTGCGATCCGCGCTGCAGCCGATGTTAGGTTCGATATTCAGAAGGGCTCAAAAGTCGTTGTTGATCGTTCAATGATTGAGGAGATAAACATTGGCGGAACTATTTATAATGTCATTCTAGACAACTATGTTATAGGAATAGTTGAATAAAAGGGAGCACATCATGTATGGACAAGCATTTTTACAACGAAGCCTCGGCCAAAAAACTCGGCTGGGAACCAAGTTGGTTTGGCGAGAAATACTTTGATGATAAGCTTGTAAGAGCGATTAAAAAATGGCAGAAGGCTAGAGGCTTGTCTGGCGACGGACTCTGTGGGCCCATGACCTTCAGGAGACTGTGGACCGAAAGAGAAGCGGAGATCTCGAATTTCAAACCGAACGAGTGTGAATACTCAAATTATATTGTTTATAATGGAGAGTTTTATCCGATTGAGTGGGAAAAGGTTGTTCTTTGGTCGGAAAAAGGCGGCCACATCGCCAAATCTGGAAACTACTACGATTATTCAGCACGCCCAAAAAGAAAGATTAGATTTTTCGTAAATCATTGGGATGTGTGTCTTACCTCAACGTCTTGCCAAAAAGTTTTGGATAAGAGGGGTATATCTGTTCACTTCTTGATTGATAATGACGGAACGATCTATCAGACACTCGATATGCAACACGCAGCCTTTCATGCTGGCTCATCTAGATCCAATCGTCCATCTGTGGGGGTTGAAATAACTAACGCCTACTATCCCAAGTATCAAGCTTGGTATGTGAAAAACGGCTTTGGCGAGAGGCCACTAATAGAGAACTCCTGGGTTCACGGTAACAAACTTGAACCGTTCCTGGGGTTCTATCCAGAACAATTAGAGGCCTTGAAGGCTCTTTGGAAGGCGATACACAACTCAACGGGCATCCCCTATGAAACGCCCACCAGTCAGTTTGGGAAAACATCAACAAAATATGTTCAAGACGTAGCCTACGGCAATTTTACAGGATTTGTCAGCCATTATCATGTCAGCAAGTCTAAGATTGATTGTGCAGGTTTGGATATAAAATCTTTACTGGAAGAAGTCGAGGAAGATTGATTTAGAGATCACTATTTATATAAAACACACACAAACGGGGAGTTTGCAATGGGCGAGAAGAATATGGGCTTGCCGCGGTTCCAAGCACTACTTGAAGCCTTAGCCAGAAGACTTAATCTAAATGGATCAATTTTTTCAAACTTAAAATTAGAATACTTTAGAGCAGATTTCAGCGATAACACTGGAAACGGAGAGATTGTCACATTTGGCGGCGGGACAACAACTGCTGGTAAAACATATTATTTAAATAGTAGCGGCAACTGGGCAGAAGCAGGCGTCTCATCGGCAGGAATTGGAGGCAAAGGCATTCTTGCAATTGCGCTGGGAACGTCACCGTCATCTAGCGGAATGCTTGTTCGTGGATTTTTTGATGCTGCTTCATATCTTACTGGAACATTTACTTCTGGCACAACTGTATACTTGGCTGCCGATGGCCAACTGACCACGACGGTACCCTCAACTAGCACTGAAATTTTGAGGGTTGTTGGGGTATGTACGGATACATCAAAAATTATTTACTTCAACCCAAGCGCAGATTATTTGGTAATTGAGTAATGGCAAACTTTACGTCGCTTAATGGCATTAGTTGCGATAACGTGACGTCTGTAAATGGCGTTTCCAAATCTTCTATCAACAACGTCGATGGCCTGGACGCATGCGATTCCAACCCAGCAATGAGTAGACTTGTGGCCGGATTCGATGACAAGTTTGTTTCTTACGCCCCAACAGCTAATATACCCACGACCCTCACTTGGGAAAATAATGCCTATGCATCAAGAGGCGAAAGCGATTGGGATTTTAGAGATATAGCATACGGAAAGGACGATAGCGGAAACCCATTTTATGTGGGAGTAAGGGCGACGGACACGCAAAATATAATATTCTCTACAAGTACTAATTTTATCGATTCAGCCGGCACATGGACTTTGTGTGATACAGGTCAGGGCCCTATTATGTACACGGTGTTGTGGGGCAACAATGTTTGGGTAGTAGCTGGGCAGCTGACGGGTACCTTCAAAATATGGCGCTCAACCGATGGTAGTACTTGGAGTTCAGTTAATATTTCAGGCCTAACAGGCATCGACACCGCCGGCGCAACTAACATTAAAGCACTTACTAGCGACGGTTCTGGAACTTGGTGGTTTGGTGTCGGAACCAAAATATATAAATCTACAGATAATGCGGCGTCGTGGTCGTTAGAACATACACTTGATATGGGGGCCTCTGGCAACGGCATTAAAGATCTTGTTTTTACAAATAATTCCGTTATTTGTTTATATCATTATAATGACGGTAGCGGCACTAATCAGGCGCGTGTTATTACAGCTGCATCTAGTGACACAACTGACTGGGGTACCGCCACACATTTAATATACGGTAGTGATTCATTGCACTCATCCAAGACAAACCGGTGTGCCGCAGGCAATGGCAGGGTTGTTTTTATCGACACACACAACAGCCTAGCTGCCGATGTCAATGGTAAAACATTTACTGTTTTAGATTCTTATAACTCAGTTCGCACTAATGGCAGCGCTAATTGCATAGCTACTGATGGTGAAGGTAATTGGTGGATCGGCTCCGATGGTGAAACATCAGGTGGTAGCAGTGGTGGCGATATTTTCGCTAGCTCTAATAACGGAATTACCTTCGCGCAAGGAGCAAACGGAATTAAGAAGTCCGGCAACAAAAAGGTTGAAGCACTCGCTGTAGATCGCTATCTACCGCTGTAATAGTTTAGCCTACTATATAATATGTGGGGCTACTTTTACTATTTTTGCTAAGTTGCGTTACAGGTACAGAATTACAAAATATAATTTTTGTTTCTGAACAAAAACCTGTTGAAGCGTTTGCAATAGGCAAGCCGAAGAGAAAAGCCGAGTGGGAAACAAAGCCAAAAGTAAGAGTCTGTGCGAGCACCAAGTTAATGATGTCGCGCGTTGATGCTGCGGTTAGATATTGGCAACGCCTGGGGTACGAATTTAATTATGTGTACAAAGATTTTGTTATAGACTGTATGAATCCCAGATATGGGGAGATAATAATAACTCTTCCAGAGGGCGGTTTTGCACCACACCATATGGCCTCGACAAGATTATACACAAGTAATCGAACTGGTAAAATTGTAATGGCTAAGATATTTATACTACCCAAAAATGGAAGGAAAGAAAGAGTGTTGGAACACGAATTTGGTCACGCACTCGGCTGGTCTCATTACAACAAAAAATTTCACATAATGTATCCAAATTGGCAAGGCGGAGGCTACGATCATACTGGCCTACGTAACGATTAACATATTCTATTTATTGGTTTATAATAAAACAAAGTGATATTCGAGTACGATAAGATAGTAGTAGGCAGCTCTTTGGAGGCGGCTTTATTCGCATTCAACAACTGCTGCCCGATTCTATTCACCAATCCCCAACGTCCGTTTAGATTCGATTATTTGCCCCATGCGCACACCATGGCAAATTTAAAGATTCCAGCCATGCGGAAAAGTTTAACGACGTTTGAGGGAGATAAAGAGGTCGGCATACCTAAAGAATTACTTTGGGAGCGGTTGCTTTTTTTGCTGTCTTTAGATGGTAACGTTCCGCTTTCCAATCTTTGTCACAATATACGATATGATGGTGATAGGGTTGTTTGCTCAAACGAGTACTCAAAGATAATGGAACTTAAATTTGAAGAATGTCATTATTTTGGAGATTCGTTTTCTACTGGATTTGTGGAAGAAAAATCTCTTGACGAGAACGTATACCTGTGTTATGATTATATAGGATTCAATAAGGGAGGAAAACATGATATCGACTACATCCACACAGGTGATGATTTTGTCAGCGAGATATGGTTTTACAGTTCCGATCGTATTGATGGAAATACTCCTGTTAGAGATGCTTGTGCTGTATCAGAACTAACGGAGTCACAGTTACTAGATTTTGATTATTCTGAAACAATGTCCCGCTTTAAGGTGGTACACGAAATGGAACATAGAGGAATGAAAGGAGCCTTTGCACATGATTACACAAAAGCCGGAAAACCAAAACATTACAAATTTAGAACGACTTGCATCGGACGCAAAACTCATAAGCGAAGAGTTACAGAGGAACCCCAAGCCGGCAATGTTAAGGTTGCGCAATATAGCCAGAATGACCTGCTCAAAGATTTACCACAGGCTTGTGTGGCCTACGATAGATTTTTAAGGTATTTATGAGCAAATATCATTTGGCCGGAATTATACCGGTAGCAAACTTAGAGTCAGACTTCGACTGGCTGGTGCCGGAAATACTAATACCGGTTGAGAAAGGTTTTACCGCGATTCAAAAGTCTGTTTTTGAATGCGCATTAGCGGGTTGCAATACCATTTGGATTGTTGCAAACGATGATTTGGCGCCAATAGTTAGAAAAAATGTGGGTGAATGGGTCTACGATCCTGCATATTATAATAAATTATCTAAATTTAGTTCAGAATCTAGGAGAGAGATACCTATTTACTATGTCCCTATTCATCCTAAAGACCGCAATCGCCGCGATTCTTATGGCTGGGGGGCGTTATATGGGATGCATTCCGCTTGGCGCACTGCATATAACATATCACAGTGGGTAGTACCCCAGAAATATTTTATTTCATTCCCACTCAGTGCATATGATATACACAGCGTAAGAGAACACCGGCGTGCAATATCCAATAAAGAATCCAATTTTTTTCTGATGCATGACGGCAAAACTGTAAAAGATGGGATTCCAATATCATTCACAATGTTTGGAGAAGATTTTAAATTATGTCGAAGAGCGATAAACGAAAAGACAACAAGGGAGTATTTACCCCCTTCACCCGGCCAGCAATACCCGTCAGAGAAACTGCCCCTCCACGAGCGGTGGTCCGCTAAAAAATTCAGTTTACAAGAAGTTTTTGGAGAGGTAAATGAAGAAAATTCTGAAAAAGTATCTTTGCCCTGGTATTACGATATTTCTAATTGGAGTGGATATAGGAATTATCTTGGCTCAGATAATACTATAAAACTTCCTAAAAATGAATTGACAAAGCCACGCACACATGTTAAATTACCTTATATTAAGGAGGCAGAGTGATTCGAAAAGAGTCTGATATTAAGTTTGTTGGCTTGCACGCACATAGCGTAGCAGGTTCTATTTTTGATGCGATTGGGTATCCCCAAGATCATATGGATTTTGCATATGAGAATGGGTGTGATGCGCTAGCACTAACAGATCATGGCAATATGAACGGCCTAGCATACCAAGTGCTGCACGCTAAGAAGATGCAAGAGGCCGGTAAGGATTTTAAGCCCATCTTTGGATGTGAGGCGTACTTCACTCCTTCAATCGCAGAATGGCGAGAGGCCTACAATCAGGCGATGGAAGACAAGAAAAAGGCCCGGGCCATCAAGAAGGATGCCCAATCTGGCGCCACCGTTGAGGATGAGGGAGACAGTAAGAAGGTCCAGAGTATCCTCAAGCGCCGGCGCCACCTTGTTTTACTGGCTCAGAACCAAACTGGGCTGAACAACCTATTTAAGTTGGTATCAGAGTCATATCAGCCGGAGAATTTCTATCGCTATCCACGTATCGACTATGCACTACTTAAGAAGTACAACGAAGGCATCATTGCTTCTTCTGCTTGTCTTGGTGGGGTGTACGCCGGAAACTATTGGGAGAACCGAGAAGATGGGGATGAAGCAGTACTGGATGCGATGCGCGAATCCACACGTCGTATGGTCGACATTTTCGGTGATCGCTGGTATGCCGAAATACAATGGAACAACATTAAAGAGCAGCATGAACTTAACCAATACGTAATTCAAGTTGCTAAAGAGTTTGGCGTTGGACTGGTCACGACAGCCGACAGCCATTACCCCAACCCTGACGCTTGGAAGGACCGTGAACTTTACAAGCGCCTTGGTTGGCTTGGTAAGGGTCGACCCTCCTGGGCCGAGGAGGAATCTCAACTGCCGGAAGGAGTTGAAGAAATTGGATATGAGCTGTATCCAAAAAATGGTGACCAGATCTGGGAAAGCTACAAGGAGTACTCGCAATCCACGGGGTTTGAGTATGATGATGATGTAGTCTTGAAAAGTATTGAGGAGTCTCACAGGATCGCTTTCGAGCGCATCGAGTCTTTCCTGCCCGACAATACAGTACGCCTCCCCGAATTCGTCGTACCGGCCGGTTTTACGGCCACACAGGCGCTAGTGAACTTCGCACTTGAAGGACTCAAGGACAAGGGCTTGCATACCAACAAGGTATATACCCAGCGCCTGCAGGAGGAATTAAATGTCATCGATGATCGCGGCTTCTCGAAATACTTTCTGACAATGAAATCTATCGTCGATGTGGCAACGGGTATGATGTTGACGGGCCCCGGCCGCGGATCCGCTGCTGGCTCTTTGGTTGCATATGCGTTAAACATTACCCAGGTCGACCCAATCAAGCACGGACTTCTGTTCTCTCGCTTCTTGCGTTCAGATGCAAAAGACTACCCTGATATCGATTATGATGTGTCTGACTCAATGGCGCTAAAGGAAAAGCTTGTCGAGATGTGGGGTGAGGACTGTGTTGCTCCAATTTCTAATTGGAACACACTACAGCTTAAAAGTCTAATCAAAGATATCTCTAAACTATACGATATTCCCTTCACGGAAGTAAACACGGTCACTTCTATCATGATTCGAGAGGCAACGCCCGAGGCAAAGCGTAAGCACGGCATCAAGGCCGGCGTTTACGCCCCGACCTGGGAAGAGGTTATGGAGTTTTCTCCAACGTTGGCCGCCTACCTCAATAAATACCCAACAGTGAAAACTCACGTCGAGGGGCTTGTTGGTCAGGTTCGCTCTTGTTCGCGACACGCCGGCGGTGTGGTTATCGCAGAGAATCTAGACAAGAGTATGCCCTTGATTAATTCAGGCGGCGTCCGTCAGGCTCCGTGGGCCGAAGGCCAGAACGTCCGGCACCTTGAACCAATGGGGTTCATCAAGTTCGATTTGCTTGGGCTCTCCACACTCAAGATGATGGAGGGCGCGATCTACCATATTCTGAAGCGCCATCACGGTGTCGAAGAACCTACGTTCGCACAGATCCGAGAATACTACGAGAAGAACCTGCACCCAGATGTTATAGATCTAAACGATCAGGAGGTGTACGAAAGCGTCTTTCACACGGGCAAGTGGGCTGGGGTCTTCCAGTTTACAGAGCAGGGAGCACAGCAATTCTGTGTGAGAGCAAAGCCAACGAATATTATTGATGTGTCTGCTATTACCTCTATCTATCGCCCGGGCCCGCTCGCTGCAAACGTCCACGATGAGTATGTGGAGGCCAAGGAGAACCCACACTACATCAAGTATTTGAACGATGATGCGCATGATATTACACAAGAAACATTTGGCTTTCTAATCTTTCAAGAACAGATTGCATTGTTGGCCCACAAGCTCGGTGGTCTAACCCTTGACGAAGGCAACATGCTTCGTAAGGTGCTTACCAAGAAGGGCACTGGCAAGGGCTCAGTTAAGGGTGAACTACATGATAAGTTTATCACAGGCTGTGGCGAGAACGGCATCAATAGAGACGAAGCACAGGCACTCTGGGACAAGTTTGAATACTTCTCGGGATATGGCTTCAACAAGTCTCACGCTGTAAGCTACTCGATCATTTCGTTCCAGTGCGCCTGGCTATGGAACTACTACCCAGCAGAGTGGATGGCTGCGTTTCTAGATAAGGAACCAGAGAGTCGAAAAGAGAAGGCTATTAACATCGCAAAGAAATTTGGTTTCGATATTGAGCCACTAGATGTGAATAAATCTGGAGTTGTGTGGGAGATTAGTGACGACGGCAAGACTCTCATCCAGCCGCTTACCTCCATCAAGGGCTTAGGAATGGCTGCTATCGAGCAATTACTTGAGAACAGGCCTTTTATAAATGCCGAAGACCTCCTGTTCCGGGAGGGGGTGTCTTATAGTAAACTCAACAAGAAAGCTCTCGACGCCCTCTGTAGAGGGGGAGCTTTAGACAACATTGTTGATGATCGATTTACTGGACGAAAGCATTTTTGGTCGGCCTGTATCGTCGAAAGGCCGAAGAGCCTTAAGAAGTTCGGGGAAAACCTAGAATTGTACCGCCCAGAGGGTGACTTCACAGAAGAAGAGATTATTCAATTTAAATCAGATTTGACAGGAATGTTTCCGATGAACTTGGTGATTAGCCCAGAAACAATCGAAAAACTACAAGAAAAGTTTGTACCACCAATTTCTGAGTTCGAACCAGAACTACAGTTGTGCTGGTTTATTCCTCGAAAGATCATCCCCAAAAAAACCAAGAATGGGAAACTCTATTGGATTGTCGAGGTTATTGATTCGAACAATGAGCTTACCAAGATTCGATGCTGGGGTGTCAAGCCAGAAAAAGATCGTATTCACCTAAACCGGCCTTATATGGCAAACCTCAAGTACGATCCAAACTGGGGCTTTAGCACCTATGCAATAGGAAAAACTTTCAGACAACTAGGATAAACATGTCAAGAAAATGGTCAGACAAGACAATACTAAAATCTATACCAAACCCGTCTTCAGGAGCATATGAAATAAAGCTAAAAGCGCCAGAAATTACTTTTGAAGGCGTACGAGGCCAGCCAGATTTTGCACTTCTTTATATCACCTTTTATCCCAAGAATAGGGTGATTGAGTTAAAATCTATGAAGGAATATTTTTATCAATTTCGCAGCAAAATTTATTCTTATGAAAGACTAATTAATGTTGTGTTCGATGATATGATGGAAGTTTACGAACCAGAAAGATTAAGACTCGTAATGGTTTGTAATGCGCGAGGCGGCATCAGTTCAAAATTAACAATAGACTCAGACTGGAAAGCCCGCGGCGGCGACGAACAATATAAAGACTGGGTTGGCCAAACGGAGGAATGGTAATGAATGTAATGAAATATTTTAGCCCACTGCTAAAGGAGCCAAACTTGATTGATGGGCTTCCGACTATTATAAGAGTTAATAAGTTTGATGAATCATCTGCTAAGGGCTTTACAACAGCTATGATGAAGGCCCAGAACACTGGCCAACCAGTGGTTCCTGTTATAATCGATAGCTATGGTGGCCAAGTGTATAGCTTGATGTCTATGATTTCAGATATCAGCCATTCAAAGATTCCTGTGGCCACCATTGTACAGGGCAAGGCTATGTCGTGCGGTGCAATTTTGTTTAGTTTTGGTGCCGACGGATACCGTTATATGGATCCTGATGCCACGCTGATGATTCATGACGTAAGTTCGATGCAGTGGGGTAAGGTTGAAGAAATTAAGGCTTCCGCGGAAGAAACATCTCGACTTAACAAAAAAGTTTATCAAATGATGGCAAAAAATTGTGGCCACCGTAAGAATTATTTCCTTGACCTGATACACGAAAAGGGCCACGCGGACTGGTTTTTGGATGTTGATGAAGCCAAAAAGCACAACCTAACAAATCATATGCACATACCAGAGTTAAAAATTAGAACTGATATAAAATTCGACTTCGGATGATACTATTTATAGCGTATGTCTATATCAAAAAAACTCAAATGGAGAAGATCTATTAACGAGCTTAAGTTTCTTTATGAAGAGCTGGAACTTGTAAACGAAACTTGTAAGGCCGCCGGCCGTGACTTTGAAACATACTACAGGGAATATTGTTCGCGCCCAGAGGTGGGAATAGATATCGGAGAGCTTGAGAGGCAGCATAACGATCGCCTTGTGCAAATATTTGGCGCCAAGGAAGAAGCAGAAGAACAGCCCGAGGAGGCAATAGACCCAATGCCCGGCGCTCTGATGGCTGTTGATATTCCCGAGAAAGACAAGATTAATCCAGATCCTGCCACGGAAGAAGATAAGCAGATTCATGAAATCTTTAACAAACTGTTTAAGAAAATAGCGATAGCATTGCATCCCGATAAAGTCAGCTCTCTGGACATAAGCCCGTTCTTAGCACAAGAGATGATCGAAGCATTTAAAACAGCAAAGAAGGCTTACGAGGAAAGAAGATACTTTGTGCTGATAGAGATAGCGGAAAAATACGACATATATCCGCCAGACAACTATGCCCGACAATCAAAATGGTTTCGCAAAGAATCAGAAAGAGTCGGCGCCCAAATCTTAGAGAAAAAAAATACCTATAACTACATTTTTTCTGAATGTCCCGATTGGGGAAAAGATGAATTGATAAGAAGATTTTTAAATAGACTTTTTGGAATTTAATGATAAAAAACAGTTGACTTCTGATTCATAACACATTATACTATTAGAGTAATACAAAAGGAGGGCCCGTGGCCACATCAAGCGAGCAAAAGCAGCAATACGTTAAAGAGTATATCCGTTCCCTCAAGGCAATCGAAGATTGCATTGAGCCTTACCAGGAACAAAAGCGCGAACTACGCTCAGAATTTCGTAACAACGGGTGGCTGAACACCGACGAGATTAGAGCAGCAGTGAAGGCTTATCGTCTATTCAGAGGCAAAGTAAATATCGATGAGGTTGTAGAAAACTTTGGGATTATTTCTGGAGAGTCCGATGACTCCTGAGCAACGCTATAAACAGCTATACGAAGAAATGGCTCGCGTCTGCGAAGAGCAGGGTTGGGGCGACCCCTTCAGCTATGCACGCAGCAAAGAGATTTATGCCGCATGCGTTCTGGGACACTCAGTTGCCGGCAGTTATTCTGGTGCAGATGCGATAAACAACGAGAATAACAATGAATGTGAATATAAATCTACAATTGGTCCACGATGCCAAGGTGCATATACAGGCATCTCTGTGCAAGATACTTGGGAGGAGCAAGATCGTTATTTGCTCGAAGAGAAGATAGCGAAATATCCCGAGCACTACTACAATCGTTTTGAGGGTGGCCGTATGGCTGAAAGCTGGATGATGAGCGGGATAGATGTATATAATACCCTACGACCTAAACTGAAGAAATCTTATCCAAATGTTTTGGACAAGAAAGATCCGAGACTAAGTGCAACCATTACTTGGTCAGAGATTCAACAACATGGAATAAAAATATTATAATATGTTGTTGACAAACCAATCTAAAAATGGTATCTTAACAAAGTAAGAAAAAGTCTGGAATTAATCTGGATTAAAACTTACATTAATCAACAGTCTGGGCATAGCCTGGACATTTAACGGAGTCCATAATGGCACAATTTAAAATGAATGTGGAGCGCACACTAAACGCATTTACCTCTGGAACTTATGAAGTTGTAGAGGCACTATATGAATTCGCTGATAACTCAGAAGCAGCTGACGCTACGGAGATCTATATCAGCGCACTAAAAGGCTCAACCCAGCCTCTTGATACTATTATATTCTATGATAATGGTAACGGGATGACCCGCGAAGAACTTCTAGCAGCAATGGAGTTTGCCGGCGAGATTCGCCAGCGCTCTATCCATGAGGTATCAGAGTTTGGGGTCGGTTTGAAAGCGGCAGCATTTTCTCTGGCAAATCGCTTTGCGGTGATAACGAGAGATGAAGAAGGTTCTGTCTGCGGTTCTTTTCTTGAACGTGGAAGAATTAATAACTGCCAAGAATATGATGGGCCCTTTGATCAGGGAACTGATGAGAGAGCACTGAAGTTGTGGAACAAGCATTCACAATACCCAGAAAGCTCCGGAACGGTTATTATCCTTGAAGATTTAATTCAAACAGAATATCAAGATTGCAAAACATTTATCGGAAAAGAAAAGGCAGGAATTCGACATTCAGGTAAGCTCGCAACACGATATTGTGACAAGATTAAGTCAGGAAGCTTGAAGATATTCACAGTCAACGGCAACAAGGGTGCACCAAACCCCATTGACTTTAATGATCCACTCTCGCGTGATGAGGTTCCGGATGACAATTACATAATGCGCACTGCCACCCAACAGTGGAAGAAAACAGGCGCGTCTTTTGATGTTACCGCTACTCGGATGCCAGAAGGGTCAAGCAATGATTTTGGTATTTATCTGAAGGTAAATGGAATTACAATCTACAAAGATCGGGACACTCTTTTTGGAATGTTTAAAGAGGGTGCTTCTCACTCATACCGATGGCACTTACGAGCAGAAATTGAATTCACAAACAAAGATGAATTTAACAAAGTCTTTGAGTTTACATCCCACAAGCATGATGTCAAACTAAAAGATCCTGCTTTTGGCGACTGGTTAAGGGACTCTGAACTGGGCAAACTCTTTATTGCAGAAGCTGCCCGACGCAAGGCCGCGTCGGACACAGAAAAGGCTATCAAGTCTCAACAAGCGCGTATGGAAGCATCGATGAAGTTTGCAGAGATATTCCGAACAGACAAGAATATTTTTGGCTCTTCAAAGACTTTGCGCAGTCGATTCTTTGGAAAGGTGAAGTCTATTGAAGCTGGTAAGTTTGAAACTTCGGACGAGATTTCAAGATACGATGATGAGCAAGAGATTATTTATTACAATAATTCCAATTACTTTATCTCTTCTTTGATGAATTCCAACAAGGACTCGAAGAACCATGAGGCAAGAACACTGGCAGCAGTCAATGCGCTCGTCAATCACGCACAGTTGGACGGTAAAACTTTGATTCCGTTTGAAGAATCTAGCCGCCTGACTGCTAATCTGCTTTATAAAGCGGCATAGATAGTGATCAAGCTACTAAACCAGGAGGGTCTACAGTTTTTGTCGGATATTCCCGACAATTCTGTGGATCTTATCCTGACAGATCCTCCTTATATTACTTCGCGAGATTCAGGTATGGATAAGTGGGTAGATCATGTTGCGAAACAAGATCAAGAGGGCGCCAAAAACTTACGAACAGAGAACGACTGGAAGGGTCTTAAAACTTTGAGAGGTTGGATAGATTTTTTAAACAAGGATAATTCTTTGTTTGAAAACGACAAAGTTAAAAGCGGCCTTGTCAAGAGAAAGCTCAAAGCATATAAAAGAGACTACTTGAAGTATGGTAGCATATACGGCAAAAAATATGCAGTCAAGACAAACTATGGAGACTGGGATTCTCAGTTTACTATGGAGCAATTGCAGTTATTCACTAAGCACTTCCATAGGATATTGAGACCCGGCGGCACATGTATAGTTTTCTTCGATTTGTGGAAGATAACAAACTTAAAAGACATATTAGAATCGGAAAAGTTTAAACAGATCAGACTAATATCTTGGATTAAAACCAACCCACAGCCGATTAATAGCAGCGTCAATTACTTGACTAACTGCAGAGAGATAGCACTATTGGGCATTAAGAAATCAAAACCAACGTTCAATAGCAAGTATGATAACGGCGTGTACAAATTTCCACTGCAGGGGGGTAAATTTAGATTCCACCCGACACAGAAAAGCTTGCCGCTATTTGAAGAATTGATCCGAAAACATTCAAACGAAGGCGATCTAGTCTTAGACTGTTTTGCAGGATCTGCCACGACTGCAATCGCAGCAAAAAACACAAATCGTAACTTTATTGGTTGCGAGATGGATAAAACATATTATATTAAATCTATGGAGAGAATTAAAAATGGATAAACAAACACAAGTAGTGATGTTCTCGTCTAAGACAGGACAGTGGGCTACACCACAGGACTTCTTTAACAAACTAGACTGGCGATTCGGCCCATTTGATCTAGACCCTTGTGCGGACTGCACAAACACGAAGTGTGCCAATTTCTACACCGAAGCAGAGGATGGTCTATCGAAAAATTGGGAGGGCTTCACAAGCTTTGTCAATCCTCCATATGGCCGCGGCATTGAAAAGTGGATTAAGAAGGGCTACGAAGAGTCTCGCAAGGAAGGTACTAAGGTGGTGATGCTTATTCCCGCAAGGACGGATACAAAGTACTGGCACCAGTATGTCATGAGAGCAGATGAGATTCACTTTGTCAAGGGAAGGCTTAAGTTCGGCGATAGCGATAACAGTGCCCCGTTTCCATCAGCAGTCGTCGTTTTCGATGGTTCAAACCAGAGGCAGATATTCGGAGCCCTGAATCGATGAACCGAAAACAAAGAAGAGCAATAAAAAAGCACATAGGGCAGGACGCTCAAGAGAAAATGGCCGGCCAAGTCGCGCTGTTTGGTAAGCTTCCTGAAATGTGCAATGTTTGTCAAAAAGAGTTTGACAAGAAAGATAAAGATATGGTAAACTCTTGGTCTGTGGTAGTCAAACAAGAAGTTGTTAGGCTGTTCTGCCCAGAGTGTGTTAACAAAGCAAAGGAGATTATAGATGCCAGTCAGTAGACTTTCAAAAGACGCGTTACAAAAGATTCTTCGCGGCAGTGTTGTCGAAGAATCTACCTGCGTCATTAAATTTTATTCCAACGGTTGTCATATGTGCCACAATCTAAAGGAATATTACCAAGACATATCGGATGATATGATGTTTTCCGATATACATTTTTTTGCGTTCAATATTGATGATTATCCGACCGCAGAAAGAATATTAAATTTTAACGGAGTGCCGACCATATCGCTCGTAAAGACAGGTGGTAACAAGCCAAAAATTCGAGTATTGTCGGACCCCGAAAACCCCAACGATATGACGTGGTATAAAACGTCAGATATCAGAAGCTTCATCAATAAGGAGAAATAATGTCAACAGAAGCACAAAAAAGATTTGCAGTAGTGGGCGCCCATCGTCAACTGCATGCAGATGCCGCAAAACAGGTAGCTCGTTTAGAAAGGCTGATTAACGAAGCAGCAGACCCCGATCAGATTGTTGCACAGGCCAGAGAACTGGCCACGTCACAAGCTGCAATCGAGATATTTGAACAGCATATGAACGCCAATCATGCACCACCCGCACCGGGGCCTGACGAGTCACAACAGACCGAGACTAACCCCGCGGCCCCAAATATAAAAAACAGGAAGGCTATTGCTGAACAAATAAAAAAGCTAACGGAGGCAAGAGGTAGCGTCCCTTTAGCCGGCCCTCTATCGCAAGAAAACCCTGCAGCGAATGCGGTAAGAAAAAGAGGAGGAAAAAGAAATCGTGGGAATACAGATAGCAAGAAAGAAGATCTGTACGGGGGTAAATAATGTCAAAAACAGCATATGAGGCTGCCATCCAAAGGCTTAGAGGCGAAGCACTAACTGCGATGTCTGTGATCGATGGCCTTTTGTCGAGCCATTCGCCGGATCCCAATGCCGCTGAATTGATAATGGAGCAGGCCGAAAAATTAGCAACAAAAGAAGCCTCAATGATTACTCTGCAGCAATACTTTGGACAAAGATATGCCCCACCAGCCCCGGTACCGGCGCCACAACAGCCAGCCGCCGCGGCTGCGGTTAATGATGATCCTCCGATCAAGGTCACTCCGGAGATGTCTCCGAGTTACAAGAGAGAGGTAGAGAAGCAGAAAATTAGAAGTTCTGTTCGCTCAGCACCAAAGAAGAAAAAGAGCACTAAGAAAAATGAAGATAGCTGATTCTCTGTCATATGATGACATACTGCTGAGGCCGCAATATTCGAATATTCGTTCTCGGTCAGAAATTGATCCAAGCGCAGATCTTGGCAACGGTCTCAAGCTAGCTTTGCCGATTATTTCATCCCCAATGGATACTATCTCAGAAGCAGATATGGCAATTAGTTTAGCTTCTGTCGGTGGATGTTCTGTTATACACAGGTATAACACCATTGAAGAGCAAACAAGGCTTGTCTCAAGAGTATTAGAAGAGGGTGGTACTGTAGGAGCAGCAGTCGGAATCAGTGGAGATTTCTTAAATAGAGCGTCTGTAATGCGTGCTATCGGAGCTAGTTTTATATGTATCGATGTTGCTCACGGTCATCATATTTTGATGAAGGAGGCACTTGAAACTTTGCGCCGCGCCCTTGGTGACGAGCTTCACATTATGGCCGGCAATGTCGCAACTCTAGATGGCATTAACGATCTATCAGATTGGGGTGCCGATAGTGTACGCTGCAATATTGGAGGCGGCTCGATTTGCTCAACGAGAGTGCAGACCGGCCATGGCTTACCGGGCCTACAGACAATTTTTGAATGTGCAAAAACCGATAGGGATGTAAAAATAATTGCTGATGGAGGTATAAAAACTTCTGGAGATATGGTCAAAGCTCTTGCTGCGGGTGCTGATGCTGTTATGGTTGGCTCCTTGTTATCAGGTACAGATGAGACTCCTGGTAAAATATTGCAAGACAAGGATGGTCATAAATGGAAAATTTATAGAGGTATGGCTAGCAAAGAGGCTCAGGTAGATTGGAGAGGTAAATATTCTTCCTTTGAAGGCGTGTCTACAACTGTACCATATCGCGGCCCAGCAAAAGAAATACTTGAGGATCTAGAAAAAGGAATCCGATCTGGTTTATCTTATTCTGGGGCGCGAACCATAGCAGAACTACAATCTAGGGCAGAATTTGTAAAGCAAACATCTTCTGGTATCACTGAGAGTCGCACACACATTTTGGCCCGGGAATGGTAAATGTCTGATGAAGTAAAATATGGTAACCTGACAAAGAGAGTTGTTTTTACCGAGACAGACCACAACCATGCAAAGCTCATAATTAGGCTTAAACATGACGGATTGACACAGGCGGCATTTTTTCGAAGCCTAATAAAGGGATATATTGACGGTGATGAGAGAATTCAGCAATTTGTTGATGACACAAAAGGACAATCTCTGCGTCATAAATACAAATCTAGCAGGCTTATCAAACAGGGCAAGGAAAATTCAAAAAACTTAGGGCTAAACGATAATGAGATTGAAAATATATTCGATTTGCTTGAGGAGGAATACCCAGAATTATGAAAACCGACGGTTTACTTTCCTGTTCAAGAGCTTGTATCAAGAACAATCAAAATTGCAAATCCAAAGAATGCAAGCATTGGATAAATTTTGAAGAAGATAAGAACTGCTGTTTAATATCAATATTCGAACATGGTTCGATGACTTTAAGAGAAGTTGCCGATCGTCTCGGTATCTCATTCGCAAGAGTTAAACAGATCGAAACAGCAGCGCTACAGAAGATAAAAAAAAGAGGAACTTCCCTAGAGGCGTTTTTTTAGGCACCCAAAGGGATTTTAATAATAATCAATACTATTTATTGTGAGTTTTAGACTATTCTAAAGGAGAAACATAATGGCTCGTAAGACTTTATTAACAGAATCTGAGATTCGTCGCTTCTTAAAACTGGCTAGCATGCCAGCCGTTGGTGATACTCGCATCGAAGAGATGACGGATATTCAACAAGAGCAAGAAGAAGAATCTCTCGAAGAAGAAGTGGATGAGCTTCAAGAACTTGAAGACGAAGATGCACTTGGTGATGAGATGGCAGATCTCCCCGGCGAAGAGGAAGGGGGAGAAACAGAAATGGAGCTTGGCGATATGGACGACGAAGGCGCAGATATCGACGGCACAGACGAGGCAAGTGTAGAAACACTTGTACAAGCACTTGTTGACACTATTTCAGACGTAACTGGTGTTCCAGTTTCGATGGATAGCTCTGGCGAAGAAGGGGGTGACGAAGATCTTGGCGACCCTATGGATGACATGGGAGAGCCCGCCGGACTTGGAGGTGAAGAGGAAGTAGAGCTTGGTGCAATTGAAGATGAGCCTGTTCCCGGTGGACGTGACACATATATGGAAGAAGACCAGATTGTAGCAGAAGTTGCTCGTCGGGTTGCTGAGCGCCTTGCACAAAAAGCTCAGAAACAAGAGCTGGCTGATACTCTCGCAGAGAGAATCATGAGCAGACTCACAAAGTAACTTGACAATAATCTTACGAGAAGTTATAATTTAGCCACCGGATACTTTTTGTATTTGGTGGTTATTTTTTTATGGATGATTTATGGAAATATTGCTATATCTTTTGGTTTTTATATTTGGCTACGTGACATGTCGAACCTTCTATTTTGTTAGATCGGCCAGAACAAGCTTACAACTTATAAGAGCGGCCCAACTAATAAGCCTCGGGGTTTTGGCGAAGTCTATGGAGAGTTTCCATTACGCATCAACATACAGGCTTAACGAGCTATCCAAAACTGGCTTTAGCGATATTAAGATAAATTCTTTCAAAGAAGAATTTGAAACAGAGTTAGATGAATTTAAACATCGATCGATAAGGGCAATTGTCCACAATCACTCCGGCGTGTTTAAGGACATGATAAAATTTGAAGATTGGGAATCAGCGATGCGTTATTTAGAGACCCACCGCGGCGCAGTACAGGCATTTTTCTTGGAGGACAGGTACAGTGATAGACAAAATAAAACAAAAAATTAATTCAATTGTTGGCGAGAGCCCCGCAAATGAAGATGGCAAAAGAATAATTTTAATTGATCCAGGAGAGATCGGAGAAGAGCTTCTTGGGCCTCCACAGGAAGAACTAAGAGTAATAGGCCTTTTTTCAGACGTGCATGAGGAAAAAATTGCAGAACTAGTTCACGCATTGTTGTTTTTAGATAAATCCAACAACGGAGTACCTGAAGATAAGCGCTTGCCTGTTGAGTTTTATCTCTCGACGTACGGCGGCAATGCAGATGATATGTTCGCGCTGTATGACGTCATGAAGAGTATTGAAACACAAACAGAGATACACACGATTGGACTTGGCAAAGTTATGTCTGCCGGCGTTCTCCTTTTAGCGGCAGGCACGAAAGGCAAACGAAAGATAGGTAAAAACTGTCGCGTTATGCTCCATTCGGTCATTGCTGGTAATCATGGTTCTTTGCACAATTTAATAAATGAAATGGAAGCAGTCGAGCAATTGCAGAAGATGTATACAGATGCATTGTTGAACGAAACAAAAATGACACAAAGTCAGCTTAAAAAGATGTTAGAACGCAAAGTTAATGTCTATTTATCTGCAGAAGAAGCTGTAAAATTAGGTATAGCTGATATAATTATCTGAGGTTTTTGTATGTTCAATTTAAAAAGTATATTAGAAGAAGAGTATTCTCGCGAGTCCAAAAAGGTTAGGCCGACTGATTTGATGGAGATGGTGGAGCATACTCTTGATGAAATATATGAAGAGTTTGCTCATAAGCCTGAGCCGATACAAGAGATGGCACAAGATAGAGCGAGAGAATTTGTTCTGTCTCTACCAAAATTTACACCCACGGAGGCTTGGGGTGATCCCAATAGTATGGAACGCCAGCAGATAACAAAACTTTTTAATGTTATGGGCGGCGGCCGAACAATCGAAGGAAAACTACAGTTCTTGCAGCGAATTGTAGATCCGAATAGTAGAATTACATCACCGCGAAGAATCATATCATCACTTATTATACTAGAGTCATTAAAGGCAGTCATCCAGAGTTTTAATGCATCTTCTGCGGGCTTTGTATTTGAGGGTTGGCTGTCGGCACTTTTACAGGGAACACAAGAGGCTGAGATCTCCGCAAAGGGTAATCTGCCCATTCAGGATCTAATAGCATTCTCGGATAGTGATAAGGCGGTGCCAATTAGTTTGAAGTTGCTTAATAAAACTACGAATATCGAAGGTAGTTACACCAACCTAGTTGACGGTCTTGATGAGTTTGGTGAAATGGTTTATATAGTTGCCAGAAAAGACAAAGAAGTAGGCGGAATTAAAATTGAAAAATTCAGATTTGATCAAAACAATTTCATCGACGCACTCTCGACCTCTGCTCGCGGCGGCCGAACTAAAGGAGCGCAACTCTTTCAAATTCAGGGTCTTAGTCCAGATGACTCTATTCGTCTCCTAAAGGGTGAGACAGTGAGAACGAAAGGGGGTGAACTTAAATTACCTGATGATAGCTGGGAATCAAAGTATAACCTACTTCAAAGGACCGCTGGGTATTCCGAAAGGGTTAGGAAGAAGCGCGAAACAGCTGCGCAGGCACCCGACCAAGCTGCGGCAGAACAAGATCTTAACGAGGCAATTATTGAGGAGTGGAACTTGCTGCTCGAAAAAGCCGGTGGAACACAGTGGCATATCAGCCCAGCACAATTAATTAGCTATGACTTTGTGGAGTATCAGCAATTAGGAGAACTGCCATTTACCGAAGAACAAATTTTGAACGTTGCAAGAAGTCACATGAACAAACTAAACGAAGAAGTTATGCAACTATTCACGGCCACGCAAGCTTTATCAGAGAATGTAAACAAATACTTTTTGGTAGAAAAGCGAAGTTCTGCCATCAATTCGGGCAACAGGGCAATCCAAGACTCTGTTAAAATTCAACAAACTCTCCAGGCACAATTAAGTGAGCCTGATGATGAAAATAAAGTTTGACATTTATCTAAAAAATGATTATAATATATACATAACTGCGAGGTATTAATGAGTCGCGCATATGACGACAATCAAACACTACAACAAAAGATAATGGCCGGCGCCAACAAGCTTGCCGATAACGTGGCTTCAACTCTTGGGCCAAGAGGTCGAAATGTCCTTCTACAAGAAAAAGGCAAGAACCCATTTATCACAAAGGACGGCGTTACAGTCGCAGCATTTGTAAAATGCGAAGATCCTTTTGAGAATGCTGCAGCACAAGTAATCAAGCAAGCTGCAATTGAGACTAACAACGAAGCCGGCGATGGTACAACCACCGCAACAGTTCTCGCAAGAGCAATCCTCAGAGAATCGCAGAGGTATATAACATCTGGCATATCTCCAACAGAGTTGCAAAGAGGAATCGATCTGGCTGTGAGAGAGGTGGTCAAAAACCTGAAAGATCTTGCGCGTCCGGTTACGAGTGTAGAAGATATTGAACATATCGCAACAATTTCGGCTAATAATGATAAATCTATCGGGAAGCTTATTTCGATGGCTGTCGATAGAGTAGGTCAAGACGGGACAATCACAATTGAAGAGTCACGCTCGGTGGACACTATACTGGATATAACCGAAGGGTTTAGGTTTAACGGTACATACTGTGCATCAGCCTTCATAACTGACGAAAGAAGGGGAGTGATGCATCATGAAGAGCCACTGTTTCTTATCACTGATCACAAGATAGCAACAGTTGAACAAATCTTGCCAGCCTTGGAGTTGATTGCGAGAGAGAACAGACCACTGGTGATAATCGCAGAGGATATCGAGGGCCAAGCGCTGGCTGCTCTGATTATGAATTCTATGCGAGGCTCACTAAAGGTCGCCGCAATAAAAGCACCTTTATATGGAGAAGACCGCAGAAATATCTTGAACGATATGGCGCTATCAACTGGAGCAACATTCATAACAAGAGAAAGCGGAAGGAAACTACAAAACATAGAGTTGGTGGATTTTGGTACTGCAAACTTTATAGAATCTGACAGAAGACTGACAACGATTGTTGGAGGCGCCGCAGACTATGATTTGATAGAACAAAAAATTGAGGACCTAAAAGATTCGATAACACAAACAGACGACTTGCAGGAGTGTAGTCGAATCCAGAGCAGGATTGTCAGACTAGGATCTGCAGTAGCTGTAATTAGGGTCGGTGGAACAACAGAAGTTGAGATGATTGAAAAGAAACACCGCATTGAGGATGCACTTGAGGCTGTTAAGGCGGCCCAAGCAGAGGGTATTGTACCCGGAGGTGGAGTGGCATTACTCAGAGCGTCAGAAAGAATAATTATTTCCACAGAGGATGGCCACACAGACCAAGGGGTGGGAGCCGTAGTAGTGCAGAACGCATGCCGAGAGCCAATCAGGCAGATGGCTTTGAATTCTGGAGATTCCCCTGACATTATTGTACAAAAGGTTTTGAATTCAAAAGATGGAAACGGCTGGGATTTCCGCAGATCTGAGTTGACAGATTTGTTTAAATGTGGTATTATAGACCCCGTAAAGGTATCCAGAACAGCACTACAGAACGGTGCCAGCACCGCCGCCACGCTAATTACTACCAATTTTGGTATTATTCAGACGGAGACTGATTAAATGCAACAAGGTGACTTAGTTCACATACCACAAGGTGTTGAATTGTGGAGTGAATCGGAAAAGGGTATGAGGCATCGAATGACCGAGAGACCCACCGTTGGTGTTTATATGGGTGGAACCAATACCGTTTATCAGGTTTATGCTAATGGTCAAGAGTGGAAACTTAAAAGAAGGGATGTATATCCTATGGAGAAAGCATGCTAGTAAAACTTACTGAAATATGCCAAAGCAACACTGTAACGAGCCGGCAAGATTACACACTAAGGGAGGTTTTTGTAAACCCAGAACATGTTATAATGATAAGAGAAGAGGCACGCCTAAAACAACTGAACGAACAAAGCCGACTTATGCCAGACCTAGAGTCTTCTCATCGATTTACTAAATTGACGATTAATCGAGGGCACACGGGCACAGAAATTGTGGTGGTAGGGGCACCTGATGTTATCGAATCCACCCTTAACCAACAAAAACAACTATTAAGAGGATAAAATGAACCAAAGAGTAAATATTCAATATTCAATTGACATGGAAGAGCTAGATCTTGAACTAGAGAGGTTGCTAGCAAGATCAAGGCAGTGTCTAAACGAAACAAACAAAGAGCTAAACAATCTCACAGGCCACGCCAAGGGGGATAAAATCCTTAGCTCTGACACGGCCAACAAAATTTCAGAGATAAGGGAGAATATGGCTAGAGTCGACTTCACGCTTTCTGATATCTCGCGCCTTATCGGCTCATACGTCACGTATCAGCTTGGCCAAGAAGAATCAGAAGATGAAGAAGAGTACAGCGAGACCCCACAGCAGAGCGTGCAACAGGCGCCCACACCGGTACCAAATCCGTACGCCTCTGATATTTACCCGCCAAACTTCCAGGCCGGCCAACCTGACCAGCTTGAGGCCGCGGCCAATCAGCTTCATGAAACGATTAAAAACGGCGCCATTCCGCTGCCTCCTGACATAGATCCAGAAGTCTTGGCTGAGAAACTTGAGGAGTTTAAACGAACCATAAAGAATGCTCAGTAAAAGATATCACCTGATTGCAGAAGGTAGTGATGCAGATTGTTTAAAAGCCTTGAGGCTATTAGAAGACTTCGGGCTTGAATATGTTCTTACTCTAGTGGATGGTTGTCCAGATTATTTTTATCACTTAAAAGATCAACATCAACTTGATAAATTACCTTTGATTTTTGAATATGGAGAAAGAGATTTTTTCAATTTTAAACTGATTGGTGGATTACAGGAATTTTTGAGCCACATGGAGGAACTATTTGAATGAGAACCCCGATTAAAGATCCGGGCCCTTCGTTATCAGGGTGTCTGACTCATCTAAAAAAGATAATCCCAGAGCAGGCTGAAGTTTCAACGGTTTTGTTTTACGGCGGAAATCTAGAGCTTAATCTGGCAGAATCTGGCCGGAATGTTACGTCATTTACTAACAGCTATGTGGTGTATGAGTTTTGGAAATATCTTCTGGAAGATAGCTTTAGAATTGCCGAGATGGTAAAGTTCATGCACCGCAGAGCGGAAGACGACAAAAAGATGTTCTTACATTTTCAGAAAGAGTGGGTATCTTACAGAGATCCTTTTATGAGAGCAGCGATGTTTTTTCTTTTAAATAGATGCTCAAGCACTGGCTATATCTCTTCCGGAGATTTTGAACCAGAGGGAGTGAATGTGCTTTCAATTTCTTATCTGGTTAACTGCGAGCCAGTCAATTTCGATATTAGCTGGCTCACGAACCAGGATTTCGTAAAATCTCTTGATGAGCAAGACATTCCCGGTGAATATCTAATCATACCAGCAGGAAAATTTAGTTATAATTTCTTTGAAGAAGGGAAGAATAAAGGAGTCGAAGAAACCACTGTGGATCATCACATGTTAAATCGCAAATTTTCAAGTCTAAAAAAGAAAAGCGTGATTCTGTATAAATATCATCCAGCTGCCGCCAATTTATATAAAGATTTTAATGTCAATATGGTTGACAGATTCGGTCGACCAACACAAGAAGTCTCTAAATGTGAGGATTTGATAATTGCCAACTTTTAATATAGTTTTAGCGTGCACGCTTTTTGCGATTGGTCAGACGCTAGGCTGGTTTCAATTGAACTCCCAATTTGTATGGGATTGGTGGAAGGATAAGCCAGTATTGGCAGCAGTTTTATACTCTGTGCCGACTGGTATTTGTTTTTGGTATGGTATAAAACTTTGCTATGAAGAATGGGGAGAAGTTTGGGGTCCTAGATTTTTAATTTTTTGTATGTCCTATCTGACCTTCCCGATATTGACGTGGTACTTTCTAAACGAAACCATGTTTACGGTAAGGACAATGATCTGTGTATTTCTATCCTTTCTGATAATAGGTGTCCAGCTTTTTTGGAGATGATAAATGAGTAGAATATTTCTTTTCGACGTCGATGGAACGCTTACTCCGGCAAAATCTAAGATAGATAAAAAATTTCAAAAGCAATTTTTGAGATGGATGGAAAACAAAGAGGTGTACATCGTATCGGGCGGCTCTTTTGTTAGGATTCTGGACCAATTGGGGAGTAGGATTGTTGATAAGGTCGATGGTGTCTTTGCTTGTATGGGAAACATATTTCATCAAAAAATTGAGACTGTTAATGCTACCGGATACAATGAATGGGAGACAGTGTATGAAAATAAATTCCGTGCACCTCGCGGCCTCTATGCGGATTTGGACAAGATTGTTGCCGAATCAGAATTTCCAATAAAGACCGGCAATCATTATGAAGAAAGAGTAGGTATGGTAAACTTTTCAATTGTTGGAAGAAGGGCAACCCCAGAACAAAGAAAAGCTTACGAAGAATACGATCCAGAACACAACGAAAGAGAAAAGATTGTAGAGGATCTAAAAGAGGAATATCCAAAACTAGATTTTGTCATCGGCGGCGCTGTCAGCATCGACATATTCAATGTTGGGAAAGATAAGTCTCAGATAGTTGAGAGATATTTTAAAGATGCCTTAGAGCATAATGAGATAATTTTTGTCGGCGATAGGATACCGTTTCCTGGCAACGATTATGCGCTAGCAACGGCCCTAAGACAACATCCTAACGGGTCTGCTCATGAGGTTGAAACGTGGCAAGATACGGCAGAGTTGTTAAAGACGGAGCCTTTTGCGTAGATACTGATAAAAACAACTATTTATAGTGATGGAGTTTAATTAATGGATATATCTACAGGCAATTGGTTTGAATATCTTCGCGAAGAAGTTTTAACAGAGGGTTTGCGAGACATAGGCTTGCCCGAGAGCGTTGTTGATTTTATTGAGTCAGCTATGCCGAACGCACCCGAGAAAGCAAAGACATACGCAGGCAACGAATGGAAGAAATACGAGTTGCCCCGCAACGGAAGAACCTTTGCTCAAAGAAATTGGGAAGGCTTTATGGAAAGAACCTTCAAGGACGAGATTCAAGTTATACCTCCCGAGGATAGATCCGCCGCCGGCAACGCACCGTATAGAGCTAGAACAATGACTCCGTATTATGTTGGTGGTGTTGATGACAAGCCAGTTGTCCGCAAGGAATACGACGACGAAATGATTGAGCAAAACAAGCGCATTGTTTTCGTGGCTCAAAATGTATTGAATGTCTTGGCAAAGCCTTCTGGCGCTTGGCGCAAAGCCTTTATGAAAGCAGTTAAGGCTCTGAGCAAAGCAGGCGTTGAATCCGAAAAGGTCGAGAAAGTAAAAGAAGAACTTGCCGCAACAATGTTACGCGAGTTTAAAGGTTGGTGGTATAACTATGATAAACTATTTGCTTGGCTTAACGACGAGCCCACCAACTATGAGTTAATCAAGAGCGACAATATTGAGACTGCCTTCCAGACTGCAATAGAAGATTTAGAGAATAGAGAAGATCCAAATATGGTTATCCACCAGTTTGATAATGGTCTTTACTGGTATAACCTGAACACATACAATTGCTCTATCGAAGGTGAGCGTATGGGGCACTGCGGATCAGACTCGCGTGGTGTGCTTGTATCGCTCCGTGAACGCAAAGAGAAGCGCAAGGCATCATCGTCTTATGTGACTATGACTTGGAACGAAGACGATCAAATACTCTATCAAATTAAAGGACGAGGCAACAACGCACCGGACTCGGAACTTTGGGAATACATTAGCTGGTTTATTCAGAACGCACCTATCAATTCAGTCCATGAAACTGGCGAACACTCCAGCGATCTGTCCGGCTTCGAAGAGATGAACGAGTACCTTCAAGGCGAGAACCCTGACGTTAATTTCGAAGGGATGATAAATATCGACGACATTCAAGAAGCAGTCGATGAAGTTGTTAATAACTACGAGGGAGATTACACAAGTCTTTACGTAGAGGTTCAAGATCCTAACGACTGGGGTGGCGACGGACAATACGCATATATCTCCATTCAAAGTGAGATGAGCTTCGAAGTTGACTTAGGTTGGCCCGACATTGTAAGGCGAGATAATGACTTCTACTCTGCCGACGAAGTTGACTCTGGTGACATTAACGATATGTTGGACTCCATCCCGTTTGATTCATACGGCAGAGAAGCCCGGGCCTTTGTATCTGAGATTGGTTTAGATGATCTCGGCTATGAACTACCCGGTGAAGATGCTGAAGTTGAGTATGAAGTAGTAATGCTTGTGGGCGCCCAGCCGGATGACGTTCCTGCTGGTGCCGAGAAGCAAACCGCACACTTGCGCGTGCTGATCAGATCCAACGAGAGCGTGAGCGCCGACAATGCAGACGATGCCGTTAGTGAAGTCGAGTTTATCGCGAGAGAGCTTCGCAACCTTGAAGAAAGTATGGAGGACTACATACAAGCAGTCAGAAGCCAGTTGGTTGATGGCGAGTACATAGCCAAGGGCGCATACGACAGAACCCGTGGAGACTTAGTTGATAAGACATTCGAACACTGGGACGTCACAGAAGGTAGTGGTGGTTCGCTGGAGTTTGCTTGGAGAAGCGACGGCTCCCAGAACGTAATCAATGACGGCGGCGAAATCCCACAAGTGATTAAGATGTACGGGCAAGATTACGATAGGAATATAACGGAGCTATACAGCAGAATCTTTGGTAGCCCAATGTCTCGCACTAGCCCACCGAGAACAGAGAATCCCGATCTAAACCGCAACATGGC